TTGTCTGCTTGTATGCTTCAAAATAACACTCAAACTTCCTAAACTTATTGTAGATTTCACAAATACCCGTCTGAAATACTTTGTATCTTCCTCCAGCATAAACGTGAACAACGATTTCTTCTTCTAGCTCGTCATTGCCAGTTTTCAATAGTCCACTAACACCTCTCCAGTGAATAGGAATTTTACACACAAACAATAGATTATCGTATTGTGTCGTATCTACACACCTAGCTTCATCACACGTCTCTTGCCACCATATTTTAATCTTCTCAAACACTTATTTCTCTCCTAAAATAATTACAAACAGCATGTTTTGTGTAAAAACACTTATCTAATGTCGTCCCACATCTGAAACTCATATGTTAACGTCACAACTCCGTATTCTGACATGACATACACGCTTGTGTCAACAACATCTGGCTCAGGGTCACGTAGACGAGCACGTAATGCTTTGTGTACACCATCCTCCCATGCGCCCTCTAGAATAACCCCAAGACAAATCCTGCTTCCGCTGATGATGTTCCAGAGAATGTAGCTGTCCTTGAAACACAGTGTCAGGTGGCCATCTCGTTTCAGTTCCATTGTTTGTTTCTTCCAACCCCAACCCAACGATTGCATGGCCTCTACAAGAGGGAGAATGTCTCCTTTGTTTTTGTATGCAACAATACCAATACGCCCGTCAGCTTTGCCGCCGTCACGTTTAGCTTTCTGCGTAATAAACGCTGCTTGATTTTTCATTCATTAATCTCCACAACAACAGAAACACCTGCTTTTGCAAGTTGTTCTTTCAGCCACCGAATAGCTTCTCGTTCACTCATCTCATGCACACCATCAGGTGCTGCATCCTCTTCATATTCTTGAGCGTAGACAGAAAGGTATGGCCCAACTTCCTCGTATTCAGTTCCAAACCAACTGTGCCACTCAACTTCTTCCCCGTCAATTTCCAAACAATCAAAGTTGATGATATAGTTTCCACCACCAGAACAGCATCCATCACCACATGTCCACTCTTCTTCCCAATAGCCACTGAAATAATACGTTTTTATTGCTTCTCCTTCAACTTATTACACTTTTCAATAATATCTTCATCAACAGGTTCTGGAAATGTTAATATCTGTTTGAGCTTGTGTTCCACATCTGCGAAGTTGAGGGAAAAGATAATAACACCGTCTTTCAGCATAAGCATTTCCCACCATCTGATGTCTTTACGCAATTCGTAGTACTTCGATCTGCCTTGTAGCTGGCATTGCCAAATGCTGTACTTCTCATGCTGGAACAACTTTGTCTCTGCGTAGTCTTTGTAGGTGTGTGTTTGCATAATATCTTTCATGTATTCGTCTACAATTTCATCACTCATATTTCCCCCTTTAAGCAAATGATGTCATAAGTATGATAACGGTGAGTGTAAATACCAACACCAGTCCCCCAGTCAAGAATAGCATCGCATAAATCGCAGCTCTGCCCAATTCATCTGCTCTTTCGTACTCTCGCTGCCAATACTTGAAAAATGCAATCATTTCTGCCTCTCCTCCTGCACTGCAAACAAGCCTCGGACAAGGTTTGCATTGTAATCCATATGACTCACTGTTTCAACCTCTGCTTTACAGTTGTTACAACGTAGACACATCAACCCTTCTGCAATCAATTGTACCCCTCGCACAACCAATGGTGCATCATAGTACACTTCCACCATGTAACCTGCACTACACCGTCTGCATTTCCTCATTTCTTCTCTCCTTGTAAAATACACATACAAAAGCATGTGCAAATAGCGATTGCTGGCACAGAAACACCCCTTAGAGCGACGATTGGCCTGTTTGGCTCCGGTTATGCGTCACAGCTTTAAATTGACGCGTTTAAACGCTGTTTCTGCGGCTTCTAAGATAGTGTGCATATTAACACATGTGCTCTCTGTTGTCAACACTAAAGTTGGTACACAACGGATTGGTAGTGGGTGGAGTTGTCCTCGATAATCGACGAGATGATGTTCCAATCACCATTAGCCAGTCCAGCACCAATCATCGGCATCACCACCTCAAACTGTCTGCCATGTTTACCACATCTCTCATTCAGGTTTTTGAAGCACTTCTCAACAGCTTCATAACTAACATACACAACATTCTTATCCCTTCCATAAAACTCTTGTGTGAGCATATTGCAAACGACAATGTTTCCACGTCTACTATACACAACATCTCCAAGAGAGAAATCGGACGAGAAGTATTTTTCTCGGTAGTCTTCGTAAGCCCAAGGAAATTGTTTCTTTATGTGTAGGGCAACACCACTGCCCATCACGCCCTGCATGTTACACCCGTGGGCAAAAATCTTCAAGCTGTTCTCTGGGAATTGATGGGTGAACATGTCACCTTTTCTATATTTGATTTTCATTTTCTTCTCCTGTAAAGCAAAAAGACACACAACGCCAGTATAGGAGATGTGTGCCAATGTATCAACTAATTTTTACAGAAAAGTCTCTTCACCGAGAACATGTGTCCAGATGCGAGTGTCTTCATCCCAATTGCCTAGGAAACCTAGTGGATTGATTCGATAAACTTCGTCGTCATCCACACGGGCATATGGTTTGCCGTTCAGATAGATAATATCACCTTGTTTTGTGTATTGATCTTTCATTTCATTCTCCTTGTTGTGCTTCTGGTTTCTTACGACTACGTTTTGCGTATGGGGGAGGAACGCTACGCTTATCTTCTTGTGGGGCAAGCGATGAGGCTTGTTGTTCTGCTTCTTCTTGCTGTTCGTCAACGTCACATTGCCCACACTCACAACCTTGTTCCATCTCAGCAGCAAGAAGCTCATTGCGTTTCACGAAACGATCTACAAACTCTTCACTGGTGAGCCAGAAGTCACGTCCATTGATTAGCTGCTCAATCTCTTCGTCAGACAGGAATAGTCGGTAGTGTTTACGGAATGTATTCTCCATGTATTTAATACCGAACGTAGATGCTGCTCGGAATTCTGCAAGTGTACCGCTTTCACCCAAACTGCCACAATGCAGCATCACCATTGCATCTTCACTCAGTTCAAAATAAGTGCCAGCAAGGAGGATTAGGCTTCCTGCAGAAGCAATCAATCCGCTGCCAATTACACCCACTTCAACACCACGCTCTTGTGCCCGTTTGATTTCAAACAGAAGCGTATCTGTTGCCAACAAACTACCACCAACAGAGGATAGGTTGATGCGAACAATGTCGTCCTGTTGTGCAGCATTCAGCACTTCAATAACACTCAAGAAATCATTGCTGTCCTCAATTGCACCGAAAAGATACGCAGTGTATTCGTTGATGATGTGTTGTTTGTGTGTAACAGCAAACGGCATATTGTTTGGTTGTACGTCCATACCAGATTTGAATTTCATTTAGTTCTCCTTATTTGCATAGTTTAGCAGGTTTGTGTATACACGCTCATCCAAGAGGTGTTTGAACTTTTCTGCAATCTCAGATACACGTTCTTTCTTTGCTTTTGTATATGCCGCAACAGCTTCCTCAACAGTATCATATTGACCTAGGTACGACTGCTTTAATTTCCCACCTTTAGTCAACTCCCCTCGTTGTATTTGCGCGATATATTTGCACTTGTCTTTGCAGAAGTGTATACCAACAGGTAGGTCATTATCACTAAGAGACTTATTACTACCAGTAAACAGTGAATTGACTTCCACGGGTACTAAGGTACAAAAAGAAGGCCCATAAACCCTGTTACCTTCCACAAGAAGGTCTTTGTCAACATGTAGCCCCTTACCTACATGAGGTTGTGAGTAGTACCATTCGGCAAAAACCTGAAAATTATGCCATGCGGAATCCACCGTACAATCTTTGTAGGAGGTGCTACCTTGCTTCTCTCGCCATCCAGTGTTGTAGCACCTTTTCATGATACCTAGCCACACCTCGTAAGCCTCTGAGTTTTTGCCAGATGAGTCCCGCGAAGGGTATGGTCCAACACCAAAATAGCCTACACCAGATGCTTTTGGACTAAAAGGGTCACGAATCGAACCCAACCTTACTGACTTAAGATCAGTTGTTGTTTCGTAACCGGTTGCAGTAAACCTTACCTTTACGCGAACACTGGATATGTATTCTAGTACAGTAAAATCCCCACATTGAACACTTTGCATTGTGCTACCAACCAATTCCTTTCTGATGCGTACTGAATCGCAGCTCCCGCAAGACTTGGAGTTTCCACTTCGAAGATTGGCAACAGGTACAACAAGCTCATTGCCACAATCACAAACTACCTTCCATTGTCGGCCTTTACTTCTGCCATTTACAATAAGACTCCCAGCCGGCTCTACGACTAGGAGGCTACCGAACTTTTTACCAGTAAGGTTTACTACAGCCCCCATGCGTCCTCCTATTTGTGGTAATACAGTTTTGCCAAAGCACGAGTAATGTCGTCACGCTGAATGTCATCGAACGTAAATTCCACTACACCTACGTTATTGTACAGCTCAGACAAGTCCTGTTGATCGAGATATTCTGGTTGTTCTCGCACAGCATTCTCAAGCATCGTGATGGTTTTACGCAAGCCACTCTGTTCAGAGATGTGCGCTTGACGTTCATCACCTGTACTAATCAGGCAAGCATTTTGACCAACTCGTGTCAGCACCATCTCATACTGATCTTCAGTCAGACCTTGGCACTCTTCCAGAATTACGACACAGTTTTCAAAAGAATAGCCACGAAGGTATTCAATACTTGCCAACTCGATAATCTTCTTGTCTAGACAATACTTAGTGAAACCCTTTCCCAGAAACTTCTCTAGGTGGCAGATTGTCTGTCCGAACAAAATCAGAAGCTTGGCGTGCAAATCCCCCGGTACAGCGCCATGACTCTTGCCACAAGACACGTTAGGACGTAGCAAAAACACTTTCTCTGTTTTACGTTCTTTAAGCATTTGTGCTGCATGATAGGCTGCAACGATCGATTTACCTGCCCCTACTGCGCCGATCCCCCAGATTAGTTTACGCCCTTCCCGCATGTAACGTAGGAAGCGTTTCTGATTATCAGATCGTGGATGGAACTCCATGCCTTTTTCCGGCATGTAGATTTCTTCTACAGCAAACTTCTCTTTGTGCGTAGCTGGAATGCCGTTCTCCAGTTTAGCAGCTCGTGTCTTGCGAGCTTTACGTGCCTTACGTGGACGAACGATAGATTCGTCAATACCCATTTCAATCTCTTCTTCATATGTCATTTGTTTCTCCTTTTGTTTTAGACAGCAAATAAGTGCCAACGTTTTGCTATTTACTTTCAATGTCATATTTGAAGTCAAAGTCAAAGACACCTGATGCTTTCTCTACTGTTTCAGTATACGCCTTCTCGGCACACTTTTGTATTGCTGCGATATGTCTACAGAATAAATCCTGCTCGCTTTCAGGCCAGTCATAGAAACCTTTTGGTTTCTTTACTTCAACACTGATATAAGATTTAAAACTCATTCGTATTCTCCTTACTTCTTAACAGGCTTTGGCAAAAGTGGAACTTGTTTCATATATTTCACCCCGCTATTTAGCATTTTTACTTGTCACTGGTAAGAGTGCAAATTCTACGTCAAAGTTTGGATTGAAAATATCAACTCTACCACACCCGTATTTACTGATTGCCCACACTAATTTATTCCTTGGGGCAGGGTTTTCAGGTGTGGGTTTGATGGTGTGGTACGGATGCTCTAGGTGTTTTGTTGTTGCATGAAATACTTTAAATTCCATTTTCTTCTCCTCAAGAAATAGGCTGCCAATGAGACAGCCCTTGTTTTATGTTACATTAGGCATAACATACAGTTTAGCATCTTTGCCTGTATTCTCTTTAAATGCAGCCTTAAACGAAGGGATAAAAGCAATATCTTCGTCAGTTATTTCATTAAAAGTGTAATAGCCTTGGGCTACAACAAATCCAACCACACTATCAGAGTAGTCTGCATCGTAGTAAGGGCTGATACGGTCAAAAACACCTTCGTAGTTTTCGTAAAAGTCGCTACTGTCTTCACACACCTCATCGAATGGCAAGCCGACAACAAGAACACCACTAATACTCATACCCATGTTATTTCTCCTCAGCAGCTTTACGACGTGGCGGAATACGTTTTGTTTGTTGTGCCTGCTCCAACACTTCTGGAGCAAACTCTGGTGTATTTGTATCTGGCTTCACAAGAGTCACAGCATACATATTACCGAAGTTATGTGCTGTGTGTGCTACATTTTCATTATCAAGCTCCCAGCCTTCTTTTGTCATACGGACAATTTCTTCTGTAAATTGTGCCAGAGAGGGTGTTGCAATTTGAAATGTTTGTTTCATATCAATTCTCCTTAGTCTGTTTCAGTGTTTGTGTATATTAACACATTTCCTATTTGTTGTCAATCAATTTATATGCATTTGCTTTAACATATTCTGACATGTGTTCTTTGAACAACACAACAGACATAGCTTTAGCAAATGTCATTGCGTGAATAATGGAATGCATTACAAGTCGTCCTCCGTTTCTAGTTGTTTACGATAGGCTTCAAGCTGTTCCTCATATTCTTCAATGAATAAGATGTCTTGTTGAATATAATCTAGAATGTTCTGCATTGTCAACATGTGTTTATATGCATGACTATCTTCTTCCAGCTCAAAATCATCAATAATGCTTTGTGTACTTGCAATACTTTCTTCCAAAGCCTCTGCATATTGTTTAAGCTGAGACAACGATGTGTTGATGTATTTAGTGGGCATTTATTTCTCCTTGTCTCTCACTGTATTCATAATCCACTCTTGAACGTCTGTATCATCAAAACATTTATCATACATCCATTCAATGTGCGGTATCATACGTTCTAGCTTTTTCAAGCATCCGCCTTTACTCTTGTATGTACAACGTAAAAGTCGAGCCTCAGTCATAACTATATTACCAATACCTTGAAAATTTACATTGACTTGATTAAATTTCTTTTTGGTTATAAACGCTTTTGTTATATAAAACCACCAATAACCTGTAACTGTATATTGAGGAGGGCAACAATTCAATATCCATCTTGTCTGTCCTTGCCTTACTTTCTTAGGCATTTTTCTCTCCTTTGTATATGAGTGTGACACCAAAAACTTCCACCTGAATTCTACCACCCATCTTCACAAGATTACCATTTGTGTAAGGGAGCAGTGTTGGATGAGAGACAATTCCAACAAAATCTTTACGATTTAATACCACCTGATCTACACCTACTACAAACAAATCAATCAAATATGTTGGATAGGGATAACGCGTGTAATCATACATCACCTGTCCGGTGGAGCTGCTGATTGTTAAGTATTTTACAGCCTCTTCGTTAGTCATGCTGTTCCTCCTCCAAAGAAAAATCCAATAGGTTTGTGGCATCGCCGTACATGGCACAAATCATCTCTTCATGACAAGAACGAATGTTCTCAAGCCATTTAAGCATTTCTGTTTCTGTCTTTTGTTGTTTGTGCAGCTCTTTCAGACGACCTTTGACATATTCAACAAATTCCATACTCCTCTCATACGCGAACTTATCATTCTTGTTATAAGCTAATGTTGCATTGTCTTTACTCTTTTCCAGCAGATTTACATCCATTGAGATAAAACGCTTACGCTTCTCAATAGAGCTTTGCAGGTGGCGAATAAATTTCTCTACGTGTTTCATTACATAATCCTTTCAATCATTTTGACATTTTCAGAGCGGTCAGACAGAACAAATTCTGTGGCTTCATAGCTTGTCTCAAAGAACACGAGCCACTGCTCAAATATTTCAACAGCATTTGAACTTGTGCGTCTTTCTTGGTCTTCAATATCAACCCACCAATCTTCGTCCACTTGCTTTACAATGCGAAGTTCATTTTGCCAGTTTCGCCATACAAAATAGCTCATTATTTCTTTCTCCCTTTAATAGAAAACTTCTCAAGCTTACTTGAAAGTAGTATTGCAATGCCATTACCCATAGCTGAAATATTTAAGACAGGGATTAGTGCCAAAAGAATGAGATTGACAATTACATGTCCCGTAATATTCTCACCAATCCACCAATTCCCTACTAGAACGCCGACATTCCAAACCAAACACACTGCACATGAAACTAAATAGGCAATACCAAGGTTGTTGAGATATGTTGCAAATTCTTCCATTACGTCTCCTCCACAAATTTAGACAGGAATGCAATTATAGCAAAAGCTGCCTCTTTGTCAATATCAATTGTTTCATCTGGGTAGTGATCGAACATATTAATCAGTTCACAATCTACCTTCCCATTCCAATGTGTAATTTCTAGCTTGCAACTGTGAGATAGCTCTAGTGTCTCGACTTTTGGCGGTGTGTAGTTATTCATTTTCCTCTTCTTATTCAATAGTGTTGCACTGTTCCACACTCATATCCCTACGAGCACGGGCTACAACCATTTCATCTCCTTGTTTAAAGCCAAAATTCTTTGCAGCTTCTCCAACAACAAGATTGATGTTGATAATTTCAGAATACACAGAATAGGCTATGGCAATTGTCCTACCATCAGCGTTACGTGCTTTAGCCAACGACAGAATGTGATTTGTGTCGTTGTCTTTCCCTTTCAAATAAGCATCAAAGCCAAGCTGTGTTCCGTTAAGACATTGCTGTTTTGTTGTAGGAGCATATAACATTTCTTTCTGTGTGTCAAGCTTTTCTTTAGCCTCTTGTAGTTGTGAATATAAAACACCACTGCCAATGATGGAGACACAAGACAGTGTAACACAACCAACAAGCAGTGTGTCAATTAGTTTCTTGTTCATTTTTCAACCTCCTAAGCGTATGGGTCTACACTGATTTCAACTTCTGCCCCAATTATAGCATTTTGCACAGATTCGTCAAATAGTTTTCTACCAGATCGTTTGTGAAACAAGAACTCGCCTGAACTGTCCTTGTACGAATATGTCACAGACAACACTTTACCTTTTTCTGTAAGCTTACCACTGATCTTGAAATACACGCGTTTTGTACCGCAACTCACCAACAGTGTAAAACCATTCTCGTCGCACATCTTACGAATCTTACGGTAGAGCGTTGTAACCCTCTCGCACAACACCAAGTTGATAGCTTCTTTTGGGGCTATATCCACAACGCCTGTCAACTCACCTTCTGGAATTGCCTTGTTCAAAACAGGTTTGTGCTTGTTAATCAACTGCAACTCATACAAGTCCATGTCAACACGTGAATTCATCACTTCAATCTTCATGCTGTCAGCAAACAGCCACTTGTCAAGGTTTAGATGTGTGTTCAATCTTGTCCAAATGGAATTTGTTTTACCTACATATACAGGCACACCAGCACTGAAGAAAGTGTAAACACAAGGTGCATGTTTGTCAACACACTTGAGTTTGCACAGATCATTCCACGACGCATAATTGAGGATTGGAAAAGCTAGTTTCATGTTGTCTCCTAAAATGGTAAATCTGGGTCTTCATCAAGGTTATATTGTGGTTTTGTCTCCACAACAGTTTTCTTTGTTTTGTGTTTACTCCTGTCCTCAACTTCTGACAGCATGAATTCAATGTGAGACTTTGGCATGTCCTTATTGAACACAAACTCAAACAAACTGTCGTCAGTTAAATCTAGCACTTCGTAAGAGTTACTTACAATAAAGCCTGTCATTTTCTTTTGTTTCTTAATCAAGATGCCAGCCTTGCTCAGCTTGGACACAAACTTTTCCACAGCCGACACAGAAACATCGCAACGCATTGCAATATCTGCTTGATTATGGAAAAACTCGTTCCCTTGCTCTTTCAAGTGAGCATACTGCGAGTAGCACCAGTTGTAAAGTGCTTTGTCAACAAGAGATAGTGGTATGGTTTCACCTGTGCTCTTAACAATCACCGCTTGTGCTGCTGCCAGAGCGTAGCTGGCTCTCATGAATGGTTTCATTTACGTTTCCTGTAGTTTCTTTCAGTGTAAACAGTGCTTTCACAACAAAAGCCTCTCGGCTCCTGTCCCCACGTTGTTCATCTACCCATGCAAGTAGATGGCGTGGCAATACAATCCGCATTCCGTTAGTCATTTTCTAGGTCACTCATTCGTTGTTGAACTTTCTCAAGTTTAACACACTCACGAGCCATGTCAATCTTTTTTACAACTTCTTTGTGTCCACGTTGTTTGTGGTATTGACGCATCCGGCTGATCTGCCCTGTTGGGCATTTCTTGACGTGCTCAATCATCTGCTCAAGTGAGCAATTGTTGTAATCAAACATGTGTTTCCTTTCATTCAGTTTGTACATCCATTATAGCATAGAAAGTACAGTTTGTCAAGTAGTGCTATAATATTATATTATAGGTGAACATCATCCGTACTAGAAAAGGTGGTACATCCGTACGCTATATGGCGGTTACGTCCGTATGAGAAAAGGACAGCATCCGTATGGAGTATGGCCTAGAGAGAACAACACATATATTAAAGAAGATAGAACAATACTTAGAAAGAACGCCCTCACTGACGTAAGGGCTAAGACACACAAAACCAAACGTCTGTTCTTTTTGTCTTTTATTTGTTTGTTGTGCAAAACAAGCGATAGCGCGTTAGCTTATTTTTGTGTGCAAAGCGAAGCTTAGACAGATACATGTAGCACCCGTATAGCGTACGGATGTGTGTTCTTCATAGTACAACATGTCTGATGAGACGTGGCTAACATAACAAAGAAATTATATTTTCAACTACACCAATCAACTGTCTTTACTTTTTAAGAAAATGTGGTATAATAGAGGGTATGTTCTGTAAACATATATGCATAACACAAGGACAACATTATGCCTATGTCTGACACACCTGTCTTCTGCCATTTGCTTGTAGATATGCAAAGCAAGGTGGAACGAACAACAGAATCCATTCTCAAACAAAACGGCTGGAAATTCCTACAAGATGGACGCTACACAGAAGCTTCACCTCTTGTCATTTCTTCTGGTTCTAAAACAAAAATTACATTCGATCTGTCACAGCTTGCCTACCAAGATGGAAGCCTTCTTGACGTAGAATACAACCAAGCAACAAACAGATTTATGCCAACACAGCTGCGTGCTGCCTATTTACTTAATTTCCGATTGAAGGCAAAACCTTCCGCACAAAACGGCACTGCTGATGCAACATTGGAAGTGCCTGCGGCAGCATTCAACCCTGTGCTTGCTGGTACGTTGTCTTTCAACAAAGCAGCCAACCAACAACACTTCTTCTCTCTGACAGACCCTGTGTTTGTCTCTCAAGACATGTTAACTAATGGGTTTGAAATTTATATCTCCACTCTTGGCACTAACTTGTCTGTTTACGATTATTCTCTCTTTATTCAGAAAACATTCATTCCCTAACACCTATTGACATTTATAATTTCTGTGCTATAATTTCTATAAGGAATTTAATAGGAATTTAAAATGTCGTATGTAGACGAAGAAAACGAAGAAGACGCTGGCCTTCCGTCCTCCCCCTCTCAAAAACAATCCCTCTCTTTCATTCAAACACACAAACTCTCCCCTCTACAGAAACGTCTAAAACGTATCAGTACAAAAGCTGTTGATGCATTGGAAGCCATTCTTGATGACAAAGAAAGCTCTCCAAAAGAGAAAATGGATGCTTCTGATAAGCTGCTTAAAATGTACATTGATGTGACGAAAGAGTTGAACAATGACAGCTTGAAACGTACATTGCTACAGATTAAAGTAGATGGTGGGTTGGTGAATAAAGAGAAAGAAATTGAAGATGATGGAAGTCCCAGTGTAATGTTCATGCCTGATGTTATTGTTGATAGTGATAATGTTGCTAAAGGTGGCAGAAAAGCTATTACAACACTTGACGGTGGTGATGTAGAATTGGATTTGTCTAAGGCAGACTTATCTAACATTTAAATACAAAGGAAAAATAAATGTCTCAAACAGTGTGGCCGTTGAATGAAAACGGTGAGATAGTTGTAACGGCAGGGACAGGTAGTAGCAATGTCACAGGTTATTTGAGTCAAGATGTACTCCCGTCTGCGGGAGACGGAATACCTTTTGCAAACGTACTAACCTCCGACAAGTTTGCAAGTCAATGGAATGGTTTTGGTGGGAACGCAAATGGTGTAACAACTGTTTTTATCGGGGATTCCATTACAGCTAACGGTTGGTTGTCCAACCTTGCAAGAGACACATCTTCACCTACAGGTATATTCTACTACGATGATGGTAGTGCATCTGGTGTTCGTTTTGCCCGTACAGAAGATTATGGGTTTTCCGCGTGGTGCCATTTCTTTTCTAATGGCGGTGTAGGGGAGTTTGTAAACTCTGGTATTGGTGGTAACACAACAACACAAATTCTTGCACGAGTAGATTCCGATGTTTTAGCGTACAACCCATTACTTATTGTTGATGAGTGCGGTACAAATGATGTTATTGCTGGCGCATCCTCAGCCGACATTATTGCACGTAAAACAGCATTGATTGAGAAATACAGATCAATAGGTGCAAAAATCGTACTTGTTGATATTGCTCCTCGTTCTGGTTTTGACACGGCAATGAAAGCTGTCGCTGTTGCTGTCAACAAATGGATGTATTCACTACCTAGAAAAAATCGTGACATAACTGTTTTCTCCATGTCTTCTATCTTGGCAGATCATACAAGTTCGTCTGGTGCTGTTAGTACGACAAAAACATTTGATAGCACTCACCCAAATAACGTCGGTGCTGTTATGATTGGCAAGCAACTGGCCGCCCATATTGATAAGTTTGTTTTTGCACAGTTTAACGAAACCATCTGGACGGCAGACGCCTTTGGTACAGACAGTGCAAATGCTACCATTCGTAACAGTAACCCAGCTATGTACTATAGTACAGGCGGAACAGCAAACACAGGTGTAAGTGGTAGTGTGGCTAATGGGTTCACATGCTCTCGTCTTGCAGGTACACCAACTGTTGTTGCAAGTGTGGCGGAACGACCTGACGGAAGAGGCTACACACAGAGGTTGGTGATTACATTCGGTGCTGCTGGAGATGCTGTTGAGTTCGGTATTCCGACAGGATCTTCGCGTTACCTTGCCGACGGTAGAAAAATATCAACATCATGTAATATCGACCTTGTTACTGGTAGTAATGATGTAGTCAACCGTCTTATTTTGTACACCAGTGCTGTTGTGTCTGGAGTCACTTATACGGCTACAGCAATGAATCAGCAGGATAGTACAGGCAGGGGCAACCTTCCAACTTCTTTGGGCATAAAAGGTAATCTGTTAACACCTAAAATTCAAGTGCCAGCAGGTAGTGCAAGCGGGTTCAGTACACAGCTTCGTATTTATGCTAGCGCAGCTGGGACAGTGACTATTGATCTATCTGAATATAAATTGATGCAGCATTTGTAAACTCTTGACAAACTGAAATTCTGTGATACAATAGATTTATGTAGAGAGGGAGAGACCACAACGCTGTCTGAAGCCATCGTTGTTTTCGATTTGCCTTCTTCTCTACTCATCACTTTGGATTGGGGGTTCTCGGTTGGGTGGTGGTATTGACCTTTGAGTCCTTTTAACACGGTGAATGGCTCTGCGTGGCGACTGTACACGATATTCCAAACACCAACAGCACACATGCTGGCAGGACGCTGCAAAAATGTGAACGTGTGCTCTGAGATTCGTGAGGTGGAGGTGCTGGACATGATGTACGTTACCCAGAGCTACCTTCCTCTCGGAGACAAACGAAACGTGTTAGGTTGGGACTACCGAGTAGCTGCGCCAACAGTGAAAACGTAGTTGCACGAGTATGGCTTGAGTCTGAAAGTAACGGAAACAACTTAACATTCTTCTCCAAGCCCATCAGAAATGGTGGGTTTCAGGAAGAAACAATAATCCGGTATAGCTCAGTTGGTAGAGCAGCTGATTTGTAATCAGAAGGTCGTGGGTTCAAGTCCTGTTACCGGAACCAGAACAATAGCGGGTTCACAAGGTGTGACGCCAGTCTCATAAGCTGGTTTGGGAGAGGGTTCAATTCCCTCGCCCGCTACCAAACAAAATACGGAGAACATAACAATGAAACTGCTTAAAGTCGGTGGAGAATGGTGCTCTAGTTGTAAGGTACAAGAAGCCTTGCTGAAGCATCTGAATGTACTTGATAAATTTGAATACATCGACATTGATGTAGATATGGAAACACCACTGAAATACGGTGTACGTTCCATTCCACAATTGCTTGCTGTTGACGAGAACGATAATGTAATTGCTTCGCTAGCTGGTGGTGCAACAAAAGAACAGATTCTCAATATGGTGGGTAAGTATGGCTGATTTGATTAAATATCGTGTTGGCGCTACAATTATTCTGCTCTTCCTTTATGTGCTGATTTTCATCTTCCTTGTAGGAAGCATTCCTTTCTCTTTGTATTACACACTGTTTGAAGCAAAGCCAAAATAGTTTTAGAATAAAACAACTCCTCTCTCCTCTCAGACGTGTTCTCTCCTCCGTTGCCTCTCCTCAACGTGACACGTCTTTTCGCCCTCTGTCCTTCTCTCCGAGGGCAGGGGGCTTCTTTTCGTTATATTAACATGGAACATTTATGAATAAAAAACAATTACGTCTTGTACGACAAGATGGCCTAACATCTCTACGTATTGTCCTCGTAGACAGTGAAGAGAATGTTGTACACATTGGTGATGAGCCATTCCAATTTACAGCTCCAGACATTGAAAAGCTAATGACATTGCATTCAGAAGCAGCTTTATGTTTTTCAAAGCCAATTCTTACAATGCCAACAAAGCGTGGCACAAAAGGGAAGAGTTTGGAATGGACATGGCCTGAACAAGAAGAGGAAGAATATGAGTAATACATTCTTTGTCTCTGAAAGCTATGAGCAAGCGTATTATAGATATGTAGATGAAAGCAAGAAACATTTTGGTGCTAGAGGGTATATAGCTAATGCTTCTTCGCTGACATTCTCTGTGAATGAAGATAGGTATGTTTGTATTGACATGCAAGGGTTTATTAGTAGGCTACGAGCTGGTGAGATTGGTAAGGGTAGTTTGGTGGTGTTGACATTTAAGCCTGATGATGTTATAATGGCCTCTCTTAAGGAGTATAAGATTAATTTGATTGAGAGAGGATAGATATGCCAAAAGCTTTAGACATCACTGGTGAGAAGTACGGTCGCCTTACGGCAATAGAGCTGAGTCATAGAAAGAACTACATGACTTATTGGAAGTTCATATGCGACTGCGGTAAGGAATGTGTTGTGGCACTTGGTAAGGCACGAAGTGGTCATACACGCTCTTGTGGTTGCTTGATGCGCGAAACGACTATTAAGCGTAGTACAAAACACAACATGGCTGGTACACCTGAGTATGAGGCTTGGATTGACGCCAAGAAGCGTGTAGGCAATAAAAGTAAACGCTATAAGTATGCAGAGCATGGCATCGACATGCAAGAAAGCTGGAAGAAAGACTTCATGGCTTTCTATGAATATGTCGGGCCGAAGCCAAGTCCAAAGCATTCTCTAGGACGTATAGACAACTTCAAAGGTTATGAAGAGGGCAACGTCCGTTGGGAAACCGATGAACAACAAGCTCGCAATCACAGTAAGCAAGTGAACAACAAATCTGGTGTTGTAGGCGTTCACTTCTACGTACCAAAAGGTAATAAAGTTGGTGTATGGGTGGCTAAGGCTGTGGTTGGTGGTAAAGCGTGTGTAAAGCGGTTCTCTGTCAAACAACTAGGGGATGAGCTTGCGTTTTTCTTGGCCTGTGAACAACGAGATCAATGGATGTTAATTAACGAAATGTGCTTCGGAGTACGGTTTGCAGAAACACATGGATTGAGTAAAGAAGAATATGACAAAACAAAAGATGGTGTTTGCACCATGTAGTGAAAAACAAAAACTAATCCTACAAGAGGCAGGCGTAAACTGCCTTTTGATAGGTGGCGGGGCCGGCAGCGGGAAGACCCGCATGTGTCTTACCAAATTTCTATCTGAAATCAACAATCCACACGCGAAAATCGTTATCTTTCGGAGAACGATTCCTGAGTTAAACGGCTCCTTCTAGTAGTGATGCTAGTCGATAACTTCTCTAAGTCGGTGAACCTCTCCTAGTGAGACAATACCGAGCAAGGAATATACAATGTATTCCGTGTGTGACGGTCAGCCGAAAGGCGTAGTTGCAAGCGCAGCGAAACGAGAAGCCCTTGCATTCGTGCAAGGTGAAGATATGACCTGAACTCTATGGTGACATAGAGCAGCTTAATAAGCGGGAAGAGGCGTAGCGCCCTCTTCTGAACATATTGTGAAAATCGCCGGTGGTATTGTCGATGAATCGCATAAAATCTACCCTCATTTTGGTGGCAGGTATGGTAAACAGGAGATGAAGTGGACGTTCCCTAGCGGAGCGTTCATTCAATTCCGTGGCTTTCCAGATGACTATCAAACACTGCAATCCATGCAGGCAACGCACGTGCTTATAGATGAGGCTGCCACGAATTGGCAGGAGCATGAAGTGTTGTTCCTTTTCTCTCGTATGCGTTCTGGTGAATACAAGGGTAAGCAAATGCTTATCATGTCTTGTAACCCTGAGTATAGTTCATTTCTACGGCATTGGGTAGAGTTTTCTCTAGATCAAGACGGTGTTCCTCACAAAGGTACAGAACATAAAGTTCGTTACTTCGTCAACCTTAGCGGTAAGATGTTTTGGGCTGATAGCGAAGAAGAGCTTTATGAAATGTGTGGTAAAGGGTTGGAACGTGGTAAGGATTTTGTTCCTAAATCTTTCAAGTTCATTCCTGCAACAATTGAAGATAACCCGATTCTAATTAAGAACAACCCAGAATACTATGCATCCCTTCTTGCCCAGCCACGCGTAAACCAACTTCGATATTTAAAAGGCAGCTGGATAGCCCGTGAAGATAGTGGTAGTTTCTTCAAACGAAGCATGATTAACTTTGTAGATTTGCCACCAACTGACCCAGACTTGAAGATTGTACGTGCATGGGATTTGGCTTACACTGTTCCAACAGAGACAAACAAAGACCCAGATTATTCTTGTGGGGTAAAACTTGCTAGAGACAGACACGGACGTTACTATGTAATGGACGTTGTGTGGGAACGTATGCTGCATGGGGATATTATCAACCTCATTGCAAAGATTGCCTACGAGGATGGTATTGATGATTGTAAGGTAGTTTTGCCGCGAGATGGAGGCGCTGGGGCCTTCGTACACGGGCATATGAAGCGTGAACTTGGTGAGATGGGTATCTACACTTACTCAGATGTTATGTCTGGGCATAGAAGTAAAGTGCAACGGTTCCTGCCTTTCTGCGCAGTAGTAGACAGTGGTGTTGTCAATTTGGTTAAAGGTAGCTGGAATGAACGATTCCTCACTGAATTGGAGTATTTCACAGGTGAACGTGGACGCCACGACGATGCCGTGGACGGGGTCGGTAGTGCCTTTAAGTTTCTAGCTAATGAACGATCTCTCCCACAATTCACCTTCGCAGATATGTCCCGTTCTTCTGGACTCCCCTCCCTGTAAATAGAAGCACGTGTACGTTTATTAAAAATTATTTTTAATAAATGTGCTCATGCCTATTGACAAACACATTCATCAATGCTATAATATTACTATTGATAAAAACAAAACACATTAATTCAGTGTTTAAGCACAGGAGAATATATGCCTGAAACAACGGCTTTGTCTCCCGACGAAGATAATGTGTCTCAACGAATTCGTTTCACAGAAATTGGCTATCTAGGTTTAAAAATCTCTGGCAATCAGGTGATTGAAGAACCTAGTCCTAAACTCAGATACCCTGAATTCTATCGCGTCGTAGATGAAATGTCAAAAGATTCTGTTATTGCAACAGGATTGGCATTTATGCGAATGATGATTGGCAGGGCTATGTGGAAGGTGAGGATTGATAGCTCTTATTCTGACAAAGCCAAACAACGTGCTAAATTCCTTCATCAGAATATGCACGACATGGAACATTCTTGGGACAGCTTTATTTCTGAAGCCACAAGTTTTATTCCTTACGGACATTCTATCCATGAGAAGAGTTTTCGTAAACGCCTAAAGCGTGCAGGGAGTAAGTATAACGATGGCTTGGTTGGGATTAAATCTCTTTTCCCTCGTTCTCAAAGCAGCATTAAAGATTGGAAGTTTGACGGAGAAGGGCGAAAGCTTTTGTCTATTGTTCAAACAACAGCTAATGCTTCTCCAAATATTGTTCGTGCTTTCAAGCAAGCTGAAGTGGAAATTCCTCGTGAGAAATTCCTCCTCTTCACATGCGATGGGCGCTTGAACAACCCTCTAGGCAATAGTCCTCTCAAATCTGTCTACCTGACGTGGCAAACACGTAAGGCTGTTGAAGAGCAAGAACTTGTCGGCCTTAGCCGCGATCTTGGTGGTATTCCTGTTCTGGAAGCCCCAGCTGCCATAATGAATGACAGTGCTTCCGATGCTCAAAAGGCGCAATACGAATACCTGAAAGGTGTTGCACGAAACCTTCACGCAAACCGACAAGCTGGTTTGGTGCTGCCTTCTGATGTTGATAGTGAAACAAAAAACAAATTCTACAACATCAAGCTGCTGACAGCCGAGGGTGGCAAAAACTACGATGTAAACAAAGTGATTGAGCGTTTGAACAATCAAATCCTCACAGCCTTGTTTGCAGATGTGCTTACGATGGGTCAAAGCTCTACAGGTAGTTTCTCTCTTGCAGATAGTAAAGTAAGTCTCACTGAGTTCGCTCTACGCTATCGTCTGCAAGAAATCAAAGATGTTCTCAACCATGACCTCATCCCTTCCTTGTGGGAGTTGAACAAATGGGATATGGATGAATTGCCAGTCTTTGATTTTGAACTTCCTGATGCTACCAGCCTTGAAGAGTTTAGTAAAGCTGTTCAACGTATTGCTGCTACATCCTCCATTGAGAAAGATAGAGCCTTCTTCAACCTCACTCGTGTTCGTCTTGGCCTAGAGCCTTATCCAGAAGATAAAGAAGTTGATTGGGACAATGTTGTTGTCGATATGGCTTCTCGTTCTGGAGACGGAATGAGTTCTGGTTTGAACAACGGCGTCGGCGGTAGTGACGGCAGTAGTGGTAATAGCTCGGATATGAATGCCGACAATAAAGCATAAGGAAAATAATGGCACATAGCGCACTTCGTATTAAAGAGAAGCTGTGCAACACACCTCACCTTATTTCTCCTGCATCGTTTGACACCATTCTTTCTTACATTGATTCCAGAGAACTCTCTAATGAGAAAATGGATAATGGTGGGGAGGTTGATGAAGCCTCCTACTCGTACAGTGAGAATGGTGTCGGGTTTATTGAGATTAATGGTGCATTAACTTACAAGCCTACAGGCATGGAAATGCTTTGTGGTGGTACAAGTTATATGAGTATTCTAGAAGCCATGCATGAGCTTATAGAAGAGGAATGTCACACTGTTGTTCTGTCTATTGACAGTGGCGGTGGTGAAGCCTACTCAATGATTCAGACAGCAACAGAGCTGCGACAGCTTGCAGATGCAGAGGGTATTAAACTCCTTGCATATGTAGACGGTATGGCTGCTTCTGCTGCTTATGGATTGGCTTGTTCTGCACATGAAATTATTCTCAACCCTGATGCAGAGGCTGGGTCTATTGGTGTTGTTGTTCGTCTGATGAATGACAGCAAGCACTTGGAACAAGAAGGATTTGAGCGTTCGTTTGTTTATGCTGGGAATAATAAAATTCCTTATGCAGCAGATGGAAGTTTTAGAAAAGAATTCTTGGATGATATTCAGTATCGTGTTGATGCTATGTATGAGCAGTTTACAGGCTTTGTAGCTGAGTATCGGAATATGTCGCTAGAGTCTGTTGTTGCTACACAAGCATCTGTCTTTATGGCTAAAGATGCTGTGTCACTAGGCTTGGCAGATAGTATTAAAACACGAGAACAATTCTTCAACTACCTCGCGGATATTAGCGAGGAACAGAAATATAACGGAGGAACAATGCTTCCAAAACTTTTTAACATGTCCAACAAACAGAAGGAAAAAGCTGAGATGGCCGATTACGCCACGCTGCAAGCACAACTGGCTGAATTTGAAACAGCACAGATTGCTATGGCAGAAAAAGTAGCAGCTTATGAAGCCTCCCTCACTGATCTGACTGCTAAGGTTGAAGCTGTCACTCAAGAGCGTGATGCTGTTAAAGCTATTTTGCAACAAAAACAAGATGACGAAGCTGCTGCTCAAAAAGCTGCTGCTGAAGCAAAACAACAAGCCCGTCTTGATGCTCTGAAAGAAGCTGTTGGTGATGTAGAAGCCGAAGCCGCCTTTGACGACATTAAAGAGCTGTCCGATGAAGCTTTCTCCCGCACTGTAGCACGTATGGCTGCTGCTGTCGATAAGACAAATGAAGTGCTGGGTGATAAAGGTTTCACCGTTGAGCAAGAGGCACAAGCTGCTGACGTTGTACCGTTCTCTAAATATCTGAAAACCTCCAAATAAGGAAACAAAATGACTAAAATTGCAACCCGTGGCGCTAAACTGACTGGCGTTCTGGCTTGGGAAATGGAACCGGAAGTTGGCTACAGCCGCTCCACTGCAACTGTAACTGTTGAAGCAGGTATGGATGTTGGTAGTGTTGTTGTTCTGGCTGCTGGTAAATATAAATGGGTAGCTGCTGCCGATGTGGCAACTCTGGCTGCTGATGTACGTGTTGTTATCGACCCAACCATCACCGAAGTTGGCACTGGTGACAAATCTCTGACCCTGCTGGGTAATGAGTTGGCTGTAGCCCCTGCTATGGTTGTTCGTGCTGGTCTGAAATTCAAAGATGCTCTCTCTGCTGGTCAAATCGACACCGTTATCACTAAACTGAACGCCAAAGGCATTCGTGCCGTTGCTCGCGTATAATCGAAGGAAAATAATAAATGCTGATTCGCGATTACGTAAATTCTTTTAAAACGACCGAGTGGACTGACCAGATCAACCGTGTTGAAAACCAATATGGTTATATCAACTCCCGTGACTATTTCGGCCCTGTACGTTCCACCTCCACTAACGCAATCGTGTTTGATGTTAACAAGCATAACATCACCCTGCTGCCTCAAGTGAATCGTGGCGATCATTCGTTTACCGACGGTAAAGAACGTGACGTTGAAACCTTCGCTCTGAAACTGGCCTACTTCAAACACCACGACCGTCTGACCGTCGAGGATATTCAAGATTGGCGTCAGCCGGGCAGCATGGAACAAGAAACCTATGCTCGCTCCTTCGCTGAAAAAGTGACCGACATGCGTATGGCTGCTGACCAAACTAAAGAATACATGAAGCTGCAAGCTTTCAAGGGCGTGTTCAAAACCCCTGATGGTAAAGTAGTGGCTGATATGTTCAACGAGTTTGGTGTTACTCAGAAAACCATTGACTTCGCTCTCGGCACCGCCTCCACCAACATTGATGGTAAGATTGCTGAACTGAAACGCTACATCGCTTCCAACATCAAACAAGGTGGTAGCATCAACGGTGTTGAAGTGTTGGTTGACCCGTCGTTCTACGACAAACTGATTAACCACCCATCCATCAAAACCGCGTACCAATACTACCTGAACTCTGGCGCTCAACGTCTGCGTGATGATCTGGCACAATACATGAGCTGGGGCGTAATGGACTTCTTCGAGCATCGTGGTATTCGCTTCATCTCCTACGACGCCACTTTCAACCTGCCGAACGGTACTACCGAAGCCGGTGTTGCAGCTGATACTGGTCATGCGTTTGGTCTGGGTGCTCGTGACCTATTCCGTTCGTATGCTGGCCCTTCCAACAAACTGTCGGAAGCTAATCAGCCGGGTCAAGAGATGTTTGTTCGTACCTATCTGGATGAGCGTGATGAGTATGTAGATTTCGAGCTGGAAATGGCTCCTCTGTACTTCTGCACCTCGCCTGCATCGCTGGTTCGTCTAACAACAAACTAAGCAAGAATGCCCCGAAAGGGGCTTCTCCTGCACAATGGCCTTTCATTCGAGAGGCTATTCTATAGGAGAATTCAATGGCATTAGACTTTACAAAAGCTGTTGATAGGGTGAGACTGACTGTAGGTGATACAACTGAATTACCTATTTTCCCTGATGCGCTCTATCAACAAGTATTGGATAAAAACTCTGGAGATGAAAAAGCAACATCACTGGAGATGGCTCAATACATTTTTGGCTATATCAGCCAGCATGGCTTCCGTGAAAGATCGGGACAGTATGAAGTTTATGGTAGAGAGTGGCTTCAGAGCTACATGGACTTCCTGAAAACATTCTTGCTGTCTGCCGGTAATGCAAATGTTCTTGGTGCTAAGACATACGCTGGTGGTATTAGCATTTCTGACATGGATGCCAATGACCTCAACCCAGATGTTAACGGTGTTCCAACAACATCTTATGATGCCATTTTAGGTGTCAACTATGACTATCTTCGTTTCTAAATTCAAAGCTGATACAAAGGCTTTAGATAAATTGGTGGAACGTGTAGCGTTGCTGAAAAGAACACAGCTTGGTGTGGGCTTCTTTGATGGAGACATTCACGAGCCTTCTGGTGAAACAGCAGCTTACATTGCAGCCATTAACAATGAAGGTAGCCCCTCTGATAATATCCCCCCTCGTCCATTCTTGACAGAAGCTCTTTCTATGTCTTTTAAAGGCAAAGCAGCTTTACGTCCAATTAAAGACATTTTGAATTACAAAATCCCTCTGAAAAAGACGTTAAGCTTAATTGGCGAGCAAGCTGTTATTATGGTGAAGTGGAATATAGAGAATGGTGCTTGGGTAGATAATGCCCGTAAGACAATTGAAATAAAAGGATTTAACAACCCTCTTGTTCATACGTCTACACTACCATCTCTAGCAAAATACAAAATCTTTTGAAAGGGAATAAATGTCAAACGCCCTTTTCAGACTTGTAGGTACAGATGATATTGTATTGAAACGACGTGGCCTCCCCACTGTCGTAAAAGGAAAACCTGTCCCAGCTGTAGCAACAGATGTTCCAATTAAAGCTAACATTCAACCGGCAGGATATGCAGAATTAATGCAACTTCCCGAAGGTGACAGAAGCTCTCAACATATTACAATTATGTCTGTCTCTGAAATTAGAGAATTTCGCGAAGGCAGTTGGGAAGCTGATGAATTTACATGGGATGGACATTTGTATACAGTGGTGAAGGTTAGGAAATATACAATGCGTGTTCGTAACCACTATCAGGCTATTTGTGCCAGAAAGCAATTGGTGAAATAGAATGCTAATGGATGATTTGGAGAATGCTCTTTGGGATGCTGTGAAAGCAGTTACACAACTTCCTGACGATCATATCCTTTATGACAGAACAAACGCCCCTGAGCCGAATGCAACACACATTGTTATTCGTCCCATTCATCTCAACCCTGTTGGCGGTGTTTCTCGTTCCACATTGTTGCAAACAGACGGTACACAGCGTTCAACCCTCAATCATGAATACTACGTTCAATTCACAACTGTTGGTGATAATGCAGGCAATTTGGCTGCTGAATTCATGTCTGCTTTTGACAATGAATATACGTGCGAAGAGTTCACTAAACGTAAGATTAGTTTCCTACGCAAGACATATGCACGTAGAGTTCCTAAGCTTCGTGAAGATGAGTGGGTGAGTGCTTATAATTTTGAATGCTTCTTCATTGTCAATATTGAAACGAAGACAAACACTCCTGCCATCGACTACATCAAATACACATCCACCTACAAGCCTGACAATATTAGTAATACAACATGGCTTCCATCCACACCTCCCTGAAAAACCTCCCTAAAGGAAATTAAATGAGCAAGGTTTCTGATTTTATCAGTATTCAAATCAGCCGTCAGACACAAGCTGTTGCTCGTGCAGCCTTCAACATCCCGATGTATCTGGGTACACACGCAGCCTTCACTGAACGTGCTCGTGTATTCTCCAGCTTGGATGGTGTTGCAGAGTTGTTCGACAGTGCCTCTCCTGTTTACAAAGCAGCAGAGAAAATGTTTGGTCAAGAGTTGGTTCCACAACAAATCGTTATTGGTAAACGCGCTGTACAAGGTGCAACCATCTCTGTTAGTTCTGTTCTAGCCTCTTACGCTTACAAGTTCACAATCAACGGTCAAGAGCTGACATTCACCTCCGATAGTACACCAACTGGTGCTGAAATTGCAACTGGCTTGAAAGCAGCTTTTGATGCAGCCTCTCCTGCTATTGTTGGTGTAACAGCTACAGTAGCTGGTGCAACACTTGTTCTGGCTGCTGCTAGTAGTTGGAGTGTTAAAGTTGGCACCAATCTGTCCCTGACCTACGATGTTGCAACTGAAACTTGGACTGACGCTCTGAATGCTGTTGGTGCTGCTAACAACAACTGGTATGCATTTGCCGCCAACACCCACCTGAAAGCTGACCAGCTGGCTCTTGCTGCTGCTGTAGAAGCTCGCAAACAACTCTACTTCACTTCCAGCTCTGACAGTACAGCCAAGGCAACCACCACCACTGATATTGGTCAAGCACTGAAAGACCTTGATCGTGATCGTACTCTTGTAATTTGGTCGTCTGTTGCAGACACTGAAGAACCAGAAGTGGCAGTGATGAGCAAGTTCCTGCAATACACTCCCGGCTCTGCTGATCTGTGCTACAAGCAATTCTCTGGCGTCACTGTTCAGTCTCTCACTGATAATGAAGTGGCTAACCTGAAAGCCAAGAATTACAACGTATACGAAACTGTTGGCGGTGTCAACATGTTCTCTGACGGTAATATGGCATCTTCGGAACCATGCGACAACATGATTGTATCCGACTGGTGTGAGAGCCGTATGCGTGAGCGTGTGTTCTTCAAGCTGGTTAATCTGCTGAAACTTGGTTACACCCGTTCTGGTGCCGCAATCATTGAGAATGAAATTCGTGCTGTACACCAAGAAGGTGTGTTGTCCGGTGCATTTAGCCCCGATGTTCCTCCGATTATCTCTGTGCCAGACCCTGTAACTATTGACCCTAATCTGCGTGCTCAACGTAAGCTGGAGAACATCCAATTTGAGTTCCGCTTGGGCTCGGCCATCCGTCGCATTGGGATTAAGGGCACACTCACCGTATAATAGGAGAATAATATGGCAACACAAACTCTAGCTACATTTGCCCCAGAAGACGTAAAGGTGATTGTTAGTCGTGGCGATTTCACCCACGTAATTTCTGGCTACTCGGAAGATGCAATGGTGGGGATTGCCCGTAACTCCCCTACTTTTGAAATGTTTGTCTCGGCTGATAACCAATCTACCCGTGTATACAAAGCAAACACATCCGCCACTGTAACACTGACACTGAATCAAACCTCTGTGTCGAATGATGTTCTGTCTCAGCTTTATCTGAATGACAAAGCCTCTCGTAACAGCTCCGGTTTGTTTGAAGTGCAAATCTTGGATATGTCGGGTCGTTCCCGTTACACTTCCAAGCAAGCATTCATTGCTGTTGTTCCAGACAGCTCGTTCTCCAACTCTGTTCAAACTCGTGAATGGCAAATCTTCTGCGACAGCCTTGACACCATCATTGGCGGTAATGCTCTGATTGGTGAAGATGATGCTGCCACCCTGACAGCTCTTGGTGCAACAGTAGATGCTAAATGGCGTAGCAATTAATATTTAGCTGTAAAGGTGAGGAAGAGGACATTGTTCCACTTCCTCCTTTTCTGTTATAACGTAAGCGTTCTATTGACAAATAGAATTTTCATGCTATAATAGAAAGAAAAGAAGGGACACAAAACGTGTATACATATTCTCCTTCTGACGTTTCGATTCTAATTGCCGGACATGAAATCAGTGGACTGGCAGATGGAACATTCGTCACGATTGAACCAGAAGAGAAATTCTTCAAATCTAAACGTAATGCTGATGGCTCTATTTCTAGGACATTGCAACGTACACAACCACATAAACTAACACTGTCTATTACACAAACTTCTCCCTCAAACGACTATCTCAACCTTCTACTTAATCTAGATAAGACATTTGCTGATGCTATTGTTCCAGCTTACATTAAAGACTGGAGTAGCGGGACAAGCATTCTTATTGCTCAAATCTGGATTGACAGCTTACCACAGATTGTCTACGCAAATGGGATGGAGATGCGTGAATGGGAGTTGTGCTTCACATCTGAAATCATTAGCTTGTCTGGTGAAAACCAAGATGGACTATATCAGACATTCCTCAAAACTGTAAGTAGTGGGTTGCCATCTTTTGACAATCTTCGCACTTATGCTTCTTCCTTGATTGGTGGCTAATATGGGATACGTTCGTACATACTCCCCAGAAGACCTCATCATTCAGGTGGGAGGTAATGAGGTTGTGGGATGGAACAGTGTTAAGGTGGAGCGCACAACACCTGTTTTCAAACAGATTGAAGGCATTAGAGGTAGTGTAGCTCGCGCACAAACACTACGTTCTTCGGCAACAATTACACTGTCTATCGACCAAAATTCAACATCTAATTTGATGCTAAATACGTTGTTGAAATTAGATGAACGTGGGCAAGGTAAATTGCTCAATGTGTTCATCAAAGATAGCACAATGCCTGCAACAGTTGGTGGAATGTTGGTTGATGGCGGTACAACAATTCAAAGCTTGAGCTGCTACATTGACGGCTATCCAGATGTTGAATTCACAGATGAAAGTGTGGACAGAGTTTGGACAATTAGAGCATTGTCTGTAACAACAATGAACATTGGTCAAGGGTATTCCATGCGTGAATACTTGATTGAGCAAGGATTGGCTGTTCTCTCTCCATACATTAATTCTGCAACGTCTGCAATTTCTGAAAGCCTTCCAAGCATTACACGACTATTTAAATAATTCAAGGAGCAAAGAATAATGAACGAACTTCCTCAAACAGAAGTGGTGGTAAAAGGTAAAACCTATCTGATTACAGCATTTGGTGGTGTAACATCTGCCAACTATTACAAACGATTGATGCGTCTTGTTGGCCCTGCGTTCGTAGCAATGCAAGGCGAAGGTGATGTGCTAGAGGGTAAGAGTGCAGCACAAGTGGCTATGGAAGTGCTGATGGATTCTACAGATAAAGTAGAAGTGGAGCCACTACTAATCGACTTGATTAAAGGTGCAACTTTTGCAGGTAAAACCATTGACGCTGAAACTCATTTTGCTGGTAATCTAGGCGGTCTTTTCACTCTTGTACTTGAAATTGTCAAGTTCAACTTTGAAGATGTTTTTACCGATCTCGTTACCGCCGTGGGTGGGGTGGTAGCGGGCAAGATGCTCAACTCCCAAGAGTAAGTAAGAAGATAAAAGAAGTAGAAGATAATTTGTCCGTTGACCCGATTGTTTTCACAATAGTTACATCAGAGAAACCTCTTGCAACTTATTGGGAACTACACAATCGGTATACATTCAGCCAAATGCTTGATCTGTACGAGATGATGGAGGCAAGAGCCACTATTGCAGATGAGGCGCACAAAGAGGCTGAACGAAACAGCGGAGGTGGTAGTTAAAATTGCCCTTGCCTTTATGGCAGGGGCTTTTACTTTTAAGGAATATAATGGCTGAAAAAATAGCTGATTATTTTGGGCAGCTTGGGTTTAGAGTTGATGATAAAGGGTTAAAGGAATTTGTCGCTAAACTTGATGCCTTGGCTAAACAGATGAAGGGTCTGACGAAAGCAGCTGGCACTACCAATGCAATACAAAAAGTTGCAGACGGAATGAAGTCTATTGGTGACAAGGCTAAGGTTGCTGGTGATGCTGTTGATAAAGCAGCAGATAAGATGGTGAGGGCTAATAAGAAGGTTACGCAAGCTCAAATAAAAGAGCAACAAAAACTGGATAAAGCTCTCAGCAGAGGTAACGCATCTAACCCATTAACAGAATTACAAAATAGAATTAAGGCAAACACAGCTAAACGAGCCGGTATGCAAGGTGGCGCAAGTGCTGCCGAACAAGCCCGTCTCGATGCTTGGTTTGCCGCAGCCGCTAAAAAAGAACAAGCGTTAATGCGAAGTAGCAGTGCTGCATACAGACGATCTTCTCTGCTTGGCAGTAGGCAAGTTGCGGGTATTGTTGGTGGTGCTAGTCGAAGTGTTGCTGCCAGAAGCGCAGCAGATGCCGCAGAGCTTGCACGTTATGAAGCTTGGTTTGGTAAGGCAGAAAGTAGAGACGCTGCATTAGGTATTGCTGGTGGTAAAGACTACCGTCGTTCTGTAAATGCAGGTCAAGCAAACATCCGTAGTGTAATGGCAGACATTCGTGCTGCAAAAGTACAACGAGAGAAAGCCAGTGCTGTTCGTGTTGACAGAGATGCCCTACGGGTACAACGTCGTGCAGAAACAGCTGCTCGTGAAGATGAACGTCGTTTCCAAAACCGCGTATCACGTACATACTCTCCCACCACATCTAAGCTGATGCGTCAGCAAGCTGACTTCACTAAAGTGCAAGAGCGGTATAACACAGCCGTAGCAACAGGTAATAAGTTGGAGGCAGAACGCTACCGCCATGCAATGAAATACCTTCGTTCAAACATTCGTGATTTGAACAGAGAGCGTTTCGAGAAGAACTTAGGTGTGTTCGGAAGAGCCGGTAGAGCAATGGGGTACGGCAGAGGTGCTACAGGTGCTCTCGCAATGCTTCAACCTTCTCTTGGTATGGTGGCAGCTGGTGGTGCCGCTGGTGCTGGCTATTTCCTGACAGATGCTTTCCGTCAGACGATGGATATTCAATCGTACAAGCAGCAGTTTCAAGCGTTGTATGGTACGGAAGACTCTGGTAAAGCAGGTATGCAATCCTATCTGGATTATAGCAATAAGATGGGTACGAATGCAAGTAAGAACATGCAAGAATACCTACGTTTCATGTTTGCATCTAAAGATACAGTTGGTTTGGATACAGGTAGAGGTATTTACGAATCCTTCTCTGTTCTTGCTAAAACCCGTGGTGTAAAAGGTGATGCGTATAGCCGCTCCCTCACTTCCCTCTCACAAATGTTGAGTTAACCCTTGGCTCAACTAAAACCTTATTAATTGCTGGAACACCCTAAAGACCCAGATACTCTTAGTCAGATGTTGACAGAGTGACAATTCTGTGGTATAATATGTTTTTAACATAGAAATGGGCAATCAGCAGCATGAAACCACATCCGATTTATACAAAATACCTTATTACGCAAGATGGTCGAGTTGTAAACTCTATAACTGGAAAAGAGTGTAAACAACGAGAAAACGACTTTGGCTACATGCTAGTGTCTGTCGAAAAGAGTTCCAAAAGGGTTCACAGGCTTGTTGCAGAAACTTATTTAGAAAATCCTCAAAACAAGAGAGAAGTCAATCACAAAGATTGTGATAAGAAAAACAATCATGTTGACAATCTTGAATGGGTGTCTAGTAAAGAGAACAAAGCACACGCTTGGGAACACAACCTCTATTCAGACATAGCAGAAGACCATTATGCGGCTATCTGGTCTAACGACGAAATCCATCAAATATGTAAAATGCTTGAAGATGGTGTAAGTAATAAAGTAATTTCAGAAATAACGGGTATGCACAAAGATCAAGTGGCACACATAAAACGTGGCGACTTGTGGGCAAGTATTTCATCACAGTACAATATCATCAGAAAGTCAAAAGAACGTTGGTCTGATGATTTGATTGAGACTGTGTGTAGAATGTTATCTGAAGGTGTTCATTACGCGGAAATAGCAAGAACTCTGTCACTACCGGACAGAAGCGTAAATAGGATACAAAACAGAAAACTACATACTCGTATATCGGATAAATATAAGTGGTGATGTTCAACGACTATCGAAAACACGTAGAAATACGGAAGTGAGTAGAGTACACTCAAGCGAGTGGAAACATAAGGCACCGAAAGGTGAAGATATAGTCTGATCTTGTGTGAAAGCACAAGCTGCACGTAGTGGTGCGGGGGAGGTGTAGCGAGCCTCCTTGAACAACAATGAAAGGCAGCCTGATGAGCGAAGAAGTTAAGTCACAGTTTAGCGAACATATGGGAGGAGGTTTGTCCATCTTTGCTGAAGCAATTACAGGTAAGAAAGGTGTAGAAGCAACAAAAACCTTCATGGATGGTATGAAGAAGGGTTTGTACGACAGTGCTAAATGGCTGCCAATTGTAGCTGAACGCATGAAGAAAATGGCGTATGAAAGTGGTGTTGTTGACAAGAGTACAAAGAACCTTGAGTCTTCTGTCAACCGCTTGAGCAATGCTTGGTTTGAATTGATGTCCAACAGCGAAGAGAATGGATTGGGTGGTGTGATGGCTCGTGTCATTGACTACACAACAGAGAAACTTCGTGACTTGGATAAATGGCTACAGAACAACAAAGAGACGATTGACACGATTGGTGCTGCATTTGATGTTGCATTCGCAGCAGCTAAGTTGTTGTTCAACTATCTCGTAAGCGACACAGGTGTTCTCATCCTTCTCATCACATTGGCAAGTAAAGCCGGTAAGATATTGAAAGGGATGTTGCCTATGGCACGTCTACTTCCATTCTTCATTCTGGCAGGTTTGTTCACCGAGATTAAGAGTACAATTGAAGGTGCAGACACCATCTTTACGCGGATGGGTATTACAGCTAAGCAGATGGCTGACCACTTCGATAAGTATGGGAAGATGTACGGCATTGTTGGTGGTGCTGTAGTCGGTGCAAATACAGGCAAGGTGGGCGGTGCATACGGGGCAGCTGGTGGTGCAATTATTGGCGGTGTTCTTGGTGCTAACATTATGTCTGATGAGCAGGCACGCCGTCGCACTATCATCCGCGAAGCATTCAAAGAGAAAGGTGCAGCACTTTGGAACAATGCTAAGGTGATTAACAATGCACTTGGTGCAGGTATGACACCTGAAGAACTTCAAAGCATGGGTGCAACCCCTTATCAAATGAAGGCAGCCACAGGGGATATTCCACGCCCTGCAACAAAAGGCGGTGTTGTTATCAACGGGAATGTGAACGTAACAGCTGATAATGTCGAAGCGTTCCAGAAATCTTTGGAAGCGGAAGCAGCAAAAGCAGGAGCAAAAGGTAAACAATAATGAGTGCCATAAGTATTAAAAGGAAAAACGGCGACATTATCCATTTAACAGAGGTTGTGCGTTATGGGAAGGATTTTATCAATTCTGTAACAAACAACCCTGTCGAGAATGGTAGCAAGATTGCCGATCACGTTCAAAGCGAAAATGCCCGTTTTTCAATTAACGGGTATATTGCTTGGATAGATATTACAAATCAAACAGGTATTACAGCAGGAAGAAATGTTCAATCACAGACAGAGGATGTAACAATTCTTGGTCAAAAGGCTCCTACGTTGTTTGGTGGTGGTGAGGTGTATAGAGCACTCAAGGCTATCAGAGACAATAAAGAGCTTGTAGATATTATTGAAACATCTGTACGCTCCAGTGCCTTATATAGTCAATCTGGAACAGAGGGATTCACTCTTCACAAAAATTGTATACTTACTTCTCTGTCTTTTGACGAGGATAGTGAAACAGGTGATGGTACTAATGTTTCTCTTAGTTTTGAACAAATTCGTCTTGTAACACTTCGTGAAGTTGTGGTGAAAGTGCCAGTACAGTCTAAAGGGAACGGGGACAAGGGTACAAACAAGGGAAATAAAACGAGTTCCAACAAACCCTCCACTAACCCAGCAGCACAGGGTTCAAAAACACAGGATAAAGGTGAGCTGGCCGGTGGTGGAGATGATTTTGGAAATCTACAAAATACTGTAAAAGTGCTTGGTGACAAGCTTAAATTCAATACCAAAAAAGACACCTATTTTGAGTAGTATATTGACTTATTTGAAATATGTGGTATAATAGAGGATATACATGGCTTATAATGATTTAAAAGATTTGGACACCTCTTTATTGTCCATTCAACCTCTTTATTTGTTCCCCGATGTTTCGTATTCTTATACTACAACACTGGAACAAAAAACATACAAAATATCTATTCTATGGACAGCGTTTAGTGAGTCATGGTCTTTCTCTCTTTATGATGAAGACGAAGAACCAATCCTGCTAAATCAAGCTCTTGTCCCCTCGTTTCCAATTGATGTTCCAATACTAGCAGGGTTGGCAGGGTATTTCACTCTTGTACCCGTTGCAGATAATTCAGATGGGAAGTGGGACAATTTAAAATGGGATTTACATAAAAACTACAATCTTGTCTATGTAACTAAGACAGAATTAATTTAAGGAGATAGGATGTCTGCAAACGAAGAATTTATCTATCTCGCAGAGGATGGTAGTAAGACAGAAGTGCCAGAGAATAGCACTTTGAATTTAGAGTACGCAGACTACTATCCTGAAGATACAACAGCATACCAATTCATGCGGATATATGAGTTGGTTATTGCTGATGGTTACGAAAGTAAGGGCGTTGCCATTCAAGATTTACAAGTGAACTTCACCGTAAAGAAAGTGAGCAACGATGCTGAAACACCAAGTGAAGCTACTATCTCCATCACCAACCTTGCCGAAGACACTATCAAAATACTGTCTAAGAAGTGGCCTGTTGTTAGCCTCAAGGTAGGTTATTTGAAAACGGGACTCAACTCCTTGTTTGTCGGGGAGGTGTATGATCTTGAAACTAAACGACAAGGAACAGATAGGATTACAACATTCAAAGCTGTTCCGTTGAAGAGCAAGGTGGATTATGAGTATGTCTCTAGTTTTGTACCTGCCGGTGGTACACTTGCAGATGCGTTAGAGAGTATTAGAAAAGTGTTAGGTGCTGCTAAAGGTATTTGGCGGAGCGATAAATTAAACTACTCTGCACCGTTTGGTTGGTCTGTGGCTGGAAGTCCTAAACAAGAACTTCAGCGCCTATGTGATGCCTACAATTTAGAATATCGCATAGAGAAGAATGCTTTGTACGTTAATGATATTGCCGTCTCCTCTGATAGCACACTTTCTCAAGCTCCATTGCTTACATACGAAACAGGATTGCTTGAAGGGCCGTATGACAGTACAACACGAATTAAACGCGGAAAACTCGACCCTCTTCGCAAGAAATCCTTCTACGTGAAAGCACTCCTCAACCCTTCAGTTAAAGCTGGTTGGATGGTGAAGATTAGCGGTACAGGGGATGACGATGGTGTCTACAAAGTAGAGAGTGCAAACTTCCGTGGAGATTATCGGGGCGGGGATTGGATAATGGAGCTTGATCTTGTAACCACTGACGAGTTTGCAAAACTACGTGCAGAGGATGCACGCAAACAAGAGAAGAAAAAAGATAAGAAAGAAGAGGTGAAGTAATGTCCTACCTGCATTCAATTGCCGCTGGTTGGATGGTGAATAAATACACGTCTATGCCTGCAAAGGTGGTGAGATTTGATTTTGAGAACCAGTGTGTAGATATCATCCCTTGGATTAATGTAGTCGATACAGGCACTAATGATGAACTACAGCGACCTATGGTGGCAGCTGTGCCTATCTTGTTTCCTTGCTCCAGTACCAGCGCAATTACTTTCCCAATTAAAGAGGGTGACTTTGTTTTAGCTGTTTGGTCAATGCGTGCTGTTGATTTGTGGAAACAAAATGGCTCTTCTTCTCCAACAGACTTTCGAATGTTTGACATTCAAGATGCATTTGCAATCCCTTGTACATTCCCGCGTGACCGAGCAAAGACGAGACACGGACAATCTCCTGACGATTTAGTGTTGGTGCATAATATCGGTGGTAGTCAGAATGAAATTCATCTGAAAGCCAATGGAGACATTGTAGCAAGGAGCCCTACAACATTCAAGGTGGAATGCTCTGAGTTTGTTGTAGATGCTTCTAACGCAACAATCAATGCTCCAACAGCCGTGAATGGAACAGCATCAATTAGCGGCAAGACAACAATGTCTGCTGGCTTTGACAGCAATGCGGCTTCCACTGTAACTGGTGGTATTGGTATTGACGGAATCCAATTTGGTGATCACAGACACCATTACGACGATGATGGTAATGATGAAATTACGGGAGTACCTGTTTAATGGACATTCTACTGATTAAAGAAACAGGTGATGCTGCCTTCCAGAATGGAGCAATTCCAGTAACAGATGAAGCAAGACAGAGTGTTGCACAGCGATTGACAATTCTTTTGTCTACATTCAAAGCTGAGTGGTTTATAGATCAAGACTACGGCATCGACTACATTGGTCAAGTAATGGGACGTAAGCGCAGTAAGAGTGCAATTGATACATTGTTCCAATCTGCTATCCTCTCTGAACCACTCGTTAAATCCATTGCTTCATTCTCTTCTGATATTGGCAGCGATAGAAAATATTCTGTTACATTCACAGCTATTACAGACACAGGTGAAATAACAGAGCCTATAACAATTAACTTAGGACTCTAATATGGCAGGAATCACAGAGCAAGGGTTTGACATTAAACGCCTTGACACTCTGCTAGCAGAAAGACGAGCGCAAGCTGTAGCTCTGTTCCAAGAGCTTGTTCCAGAGGGTGAGGTGGTGGATACATCCAACTCTTCTCTTCTAGGACGATTGATTGCTCTCGTCACTCCTTCTGAAGCAGACCTGTGGGAAGCAATGCTTTCTACATACCAATCTTTTGACCCTGAACAAGCCTTTGGTGTTTCTCTGGATAACATTGTAACACTGTCTGGTTTGACACGATTTGCAGCTAAGGCAACAACAGCTCAATGTCTGTTTGAAATTGCTCCAGCAACAACGCTGACAACAGCACAGCAAGTGAGTAGTAGTGTTAGTGGGAAACGCTTTGCTCTTACAGAAACTGTTACATTCTCTCTTGCAGCAGCTAGTTCTGTCAAGATTGTTGTTCCAACAATTAGCAATTCCACAACATACAGCGTTGCATATAAAGCTTCCGGTACAACAGATTCCCCAACTGTACGTTCTTATACATCCGATAGTTCTGCAACACAAGACGAGGTGTTGAATGGCATTGTAGCCGCTTTTGCTTCAGATGCATCCTTTACGGCTACGCGAGATGGTACAACCATTTACATTAAAGCCAACGACCCTCTGTTGCGCCGTGACTTTACGCTTACCAACACAGCAGCTTCATTCGTATTCCGCGTAGCCACTGTTGAGTGTACAGAAACTGGCATTGTAGAGCAAGCTCCAAACACCATTGCAACGATTGATACACCTGTTATTGGTTGGGCAAGCGTAAACAACCCAGTTGCAGCTGTTGTTGGTAATGATTTAGAAACAGACGAAGAGTTGCGTCTACGCTTCAAACAGAACAAAGCACGTAGTTCTACAGGCACTGTAACAGCTCTTTATTCTGCTTTGACAGCTCTTGACAGCGTAGCAGAAGTTAAGGTGGTAGAGAACGATACAAACGCAACAGACAGTAATGGTCTGCCTGCTAAATCGTTTATGTGTATTGTGGATGGCGGTAATAGCTCCGACATTGCTAATGCAATCTGGCAGAAGAAACCAGCTGGCGTGTTGGCTTATGGGAATACATCTGTTTCTGTCGTAGACAGCCAAGGCTTTAGCCATAACATCAGCTTCCAACGTGCAGCTGATGTGAACGTGTATATTGATCTGAACATCTCCACATACACTGGCGCTCCACCAACAGCTGTTGCAGACATCAAGGCTGCTCTTGTTGCTTATATTGATGCGCTGAAGATTGGTGATGATGTTGTTTACTCACGCCTATTCACACCTATCAACACTGTTGCTGGCGTTCAAGTGAACAGCATGTTCATTGGTACAAGTGCAAGTCCAACAGGTACGGCAAACATTCCTGTGTCTCTGACACAAAAAGCATTCACACAAAATACATTCATCACCATCACTGTTGTGTAAGGAGAGAATATGGCTCTGAACACATTTAACAAGGTGGAATACTATGATGAAGCCAAAACACGGTATACAGATTTCCTAACAGATAAGCCCGTCTTTGATAAGTATGTACAGCTGATGTTGAACGAGAAAATCAACATTCAAAAAGCTATGCAAGACTTGATGCAACTGAGAAGCTTGGACACAGCCAAAGGTGTTCATCTTGACAATATCGGTAACATTGTTGGACAAGAACGCATTCTAGTTGACACTGGACTGTACATATATTTCGGTTGGGAAGAAGACCCTACAGCTGGTACTTGGGCTGATGATAATGTTCCCTCTTCTGGTTATCAATGGATTAGTGAAGATACAGCAGAAAATCTCACAGACTTTGTTTACATTGATGATGATACATATCGTTTGTTCATTCGCAGTAAAATATTGAAGAACATCTCAGGTATTAGTCCAGAAGAAATTATTCAATTCTTCAATTTCCTCTTCAACACCACATCTACAAAACTGACAGAACTTTACCCTAACACCTGCATTATTGGTATTGGTAAAGAGTTGTCATTCCAAGAAAAACAATTCCTCAATTACAGCGTTGCCAATCCATCCTATTCAGATAAGTTGTTCCCAAAACCTGCCGGTGTTAGCTTTCAATTCCTAGAGCTACAAACTCCGTTCTTCGGTTTTGCAGGGACGACAGGTGCTGCTGGGTTTGGTGTTGGTAAGCTTTCGGGAGCTATTTAATGGCAGAGACAAGTAAGCCAAGTTATGCATACACATGGGCGTCTGGTGGTGATAAACAGACGCTTACACAAACAATCATACAACAAGGTTGGACAGTAGCAAAACCTTCTTTCCAACGCGCAAATGCTGTCGAGAGTCGTCAAGACTTGATGCTCCAACACATCGACCAACATGGTGTTCCGGTTTGGAGCAGTGACACAGAGTATTTTGCAAATAAGAGTTGGGTGACAGGCAGTAATGGTGAACTATATCGGGCTGTAGCCGACTCCGTAGGCGTAAACCCTGTTGGGGATACAAGCAATAAATGGTATCGTGTACTAGATGAATTCTTCACTAAGACACAATCCGACGCCCGTTATCTGGGGTTAGCTGTCCCTAGTGGTGCAGTATTTCACTTCGCTATGCAGACAGCTCCGGCTGGCTATTTGGTATGTAACGGCGCTGCCGTGTCTCGTGCAGCCTTCCCAGCTCTGTTTGCTGCTATTGGTACATTGTACGGCAACGGTGATGGTAGTACAACATTCAATCTCCCTGATTTACGCGGGGAGTTTATTCGTGGTGTTGACCTTGGGAAAGGTATAGACAGCGGTCGAGTGTTTGGTAGCAAGCAAAAAGGCAGTTTGGTGGGAGGTTATGACGACAACAGCACTGCCTCCGATATTGCACCTCTTCCTAACAAAGCAACAAACGATTACGGCACAGATACTTTCCTACCCTCCGATTACGGTATCACTGCTGTTGGGTACGGTAGTGTAGTTGGGGGAGGTACTTATCCTGTTACACAAGCAAACAGCTGGTATGGTGTTACTAGACCAACCAACGTGGCGCTACTTCCGTGTATTAAGGTGTAAAGCAATATGGATGCACTACTGGCAACTCTAACACCAGAAACACTGGATGTTGTATTTAAATACGGTGGTGCATCACTGTTTCTTCTGATTATCTTCTACTGGCTTGCAAACAACTTGAAAATGAGTATGTTTGAGCAGGGGATGAAACAGGATGCATATACAGCTTTAACAAAACAGCTTACAGATTTACGGGAAGATTTTGATAAAGAGCGGGACAAGCTCGAAGAAGCTTATAAGCAACGTAATGAAGCCATTTCAGAGCTGAAGAAATGGCAAATGCTTGCCGAACGAATGGAAGTGGAGATGCAAGAGATGAAGGAAGAGCTTCGCGCTAATAACGAGTTTATTCGTGAAGTGTTGAACTCCATATATGTATTTGCAGCAACGCACCCCCAAGAGGCATCTCTTTTACATATCCCTGTGCTTCCACAGAAAAACAAATAAGGAATAAATATGGCAGACATTCAAAAACCTGACATGGCAAAGACATGGGCAAATGCGGGAGATAAAACACCGCCTGCTGATAGCTTAATCAATACTGGTTGGAATAGTGGAGATATTCCGGCAAATACTGATTTTAACTTTATTGATGCACGCCAAGATCAGGGTGTTGCATATATGTTGCAAAAAGGTATTCCCGAGTGGGATAGTGCAACTGAATATCAGGCAAATAAAAGTTGGGTGCAATATGGTGGTAAAATTTATAAGGCAATCCAAACAGGTGTAAACAAGCAACCAAATACACAGACAGCTTACTGGCAGGATGCCACTTTCAGCAACGTCACCGCCCCTGATGTTGACCCGTCTAGGAAGCTCCGAGTGGTTGCCGGTGTACTTAGGAATACTGGTACTGGCTGGGATTGGATTAATAATAGCGGACATACACCCGTAGGTTTTGGTGCCGTATCTGTCGTTGGTAATGCTATACGTGTAAATTACACATTTACTGCTAATAAAGTAGTGTCCTTGGTTGTATGTCCTGATGAGACATTTGCTCTCCAAGGATTATCTTGTGGTGCCAGTGTAGGTACGACTTATTCCGACATCTTCTTGGCTGCTCCTCTGAAATTTACAGTGGACTGTGCTACCAATGCAGTAATATCGCCAGATATTTTCTCCGGTCTAGTAACCTCAAGCAATGCATCTGGTGTCACTACCATCTCCCACCCTTCGTGTACAGCAAACTATGCACCATCTTCATCGCAACTTCGGAAGACAAACGGGGATATGGGGCTGTACCCAACATTTGGTTATGCTAGTAATGCCACATATATAGAGCACAATACTGGCTTGTCAGGCTTATATCAATATAGCAGTGGTTGGGCACTTTTTACAGATATAGACACAACAAGACATCCATTTACTGCAACATGGAATGCGGTAGCAGGTGCTCTGGATATAACCCACCCAGCATGTGGTAATAATTACGATATCCAATTAACATCTCGTGGCACGCTTATCCCAGTCATCTCCTCCACAGCAGGTACTTTTGATAAGACAAAGTTTCGTGTTGAGTTTTACGACTACGCCGGTGTTAAAGTTACAGCACAATCTTCTGCTATGAATTTTTCATTCGCAAGACAAGCAGTTTGTCGTTCTCTAACTGTGTCAAATGGCCTTTACTCTATAGATAGAGGTTATGCAACATTAGACCCATCGCAATTGGTATCCAGCACAGGAAACCTGTGGGTGTACGGTATTATGGAGGTATGATATGACAACTAAAAAACAATTCACCCTATCTGAGCGTTCTATCAAATCCTTGACGGGTGTAGACAAACGCCTTCAAGATGTTGTAAAACTGGCTCTATCTTATAGCACAGAAGACTTCTTTGTCAACGAAGGGAAGCGTTCTGTCGAACGGCAACGTCTCCTTGTCTCTCAAGGTGCAAGTAAGACAATGAACAGCAAACACATTACAGGCCATGCTGTCGATTTGGTTCCTGTTGCTGTCAAAGGTGTTATTCCTTGGAACGACAGTAAGAAGTTTGACGCCATTGGTAAGGCGATGTTCAAAGCGGCAGCAGAACTTGGTGTTAAGATTCGCTGGGGTAAGGATTGGAATGGGAACGGTATTGCGGACGAGAAGTTTGTAGACTCTCCTCATTTCGAGTTGCTTGACACAGCAACATTCCAGAAGGGATTTTGAACGATGACTAAGTTACAGCGAATGAAGCAGCATTGTATTGACTTGCTTGCTGAAGCCAGTACATGGCGTTCTCTGATGTTCTTTGCTGCTTTGGCTTGTGGACATAACCTAGATTGGCCTGAAGAACAGCAACTATTTGTTGCAACATCAGCTGCCTATGCTATTGGTTTGTTCTTCAAGGACAAGACAAAATGAACTTCATGACGGAGGGTTTGTACAAGGCTGTACCTGCCCTTCTCATTGTCATTGCTCTGTTTGCTTCAGGGTGGATGGTGAGAGGGTGGAGTGATGCTGAAGAGAATAGGCAGCAAGAACAGGCTATTGCAGAGAAACGCATTGCTATTGAAACAATGTCTAAAGATGTTCTTGTGCAGCTTAAAGATACGTTGTCTAACATTGAAAAGCAAGGTGTTAAAGAGCGTACAATTATTCAGAAGGAAACAGAGAAGCCAGTTTACAAACAACAATGCATTGAACAAAGCGGTATGGACATGGTGAATAACATGGCGAAAGGAACGGGCAAATGAAACAACTTCTTCTTGTGTTCTCCATGCTGCTGTTGTCTGCATGTGCTACACAACGCGTTGTTCTTCCCCCTGAAGTGTTTAAGCAAGAAATGACGCAAATGTGTGAGCCACAACTTGCACAGCTTCAAGGGAAAGATGGAAAGGCTGTTATGGTGACATTTCAGCTTTGGCACGAAAGCTACAGGCAATGTGAGGCTTTGAACAATAGCAAAGCTCAATACATGCTCAAGCTGCAAGAGATTTTTAAACAAAACAACAAGCTGTTTGAATATTAAACAAAGCCCCTCCGTAATTGGAGGGGCATTTTCCTATTGTTTAAATTTTAAAAGGACAGGTACACAAGAAGCCAACCAAGTGTCAGGGCGAGCGGAACTTGCCCTGTGGTCTGAATTGCCTCTTCACCTGACAACTCACCTTTAACCTTTTGCCAGATATTGTACAAACTCATGTGATGATGAACAAACAGCATTTGGAAAAGAGACAGAAGGCCAAACATTTCCCAGAATGTAGGGACATACCATCCAAACTTCGCTGCTGCAATTGCATAAGCTTTCAGTGTAATCCACGGGTTGTAAAAGATTGAGCCAATGAAAATTGACAATACAATAAGTGCTACTACGATATTTGCCTTGTTTTCTTTCATTCTTCTCTCCTTACAGACCAGCCAGTGTAGCGGCTTCGTTAATCAGCGCCTGTTGCGTCTTAGCTTGAGACTTGGCGTACAAACTTAGAGATTTCTTCAGTGCCTTAATTTGATTCTTATGTTCCTTCTTGTCCCAACCCAATGTTTCAATAAGTGACTCAACCTCGTCCTTCTGGAGTTGCTTAGTTTTGTCAATATCTCGTTGACTCTGGTTATATGCAGCTCGTGCTGCTTTGTACAGTTCCAGTTGATGCGGATTCAGCATTACAGCAAAGTTCAGTTCGTTCATTGTGTTTCTCCTTCTTAGTTGTTAATAATTTGTTTCAGACGAGCTGCAATATCGAGGGCTTTGAAATCGTCACCTACAGACATACCCATCTCAAAAGCATCATCGTAATTACCACTGTCCCAATACTGAAGTTCACCGTTCTCGTATTGTTCCAGCATTTCATCGTCAACACCGTTAAGTAGTTCATCAATCAGGGCTTGGATTTGGTCTTTCATGACTATTTCTCCTCTATATTAAAAGTAAAACTACCAGTAGCATTCTTACGAGCATTGTACGCTTTGTAAACTTCTACAACATGCTCATTAGGCGCTGGTGGATTATCAATCAACTCCTGCACGAAGTCAACATCTTCTTGCGTTAGTTTCAAGTTAATATCTTCCACAATCTCTCCTTTAATTTGGAAGCCACACCATGTGGCCTCCCGTCATGTTTTACATCTTACTCGGTGTAGCTTCAGTTGTCAAGGATTTCTTTACAACTCATTGGCAAGCCAAGCATTCACCAGAGCTACTACTCACAACACCACGACTGCTGTAGATGTAATAGAGCGATAGAATGTCTTCGTTTTCAAAAGCCTCTTGATGCACTTCAGCAATCTGCTCTTCAGAGGCATTACCTGCAAAGAACAAGTTGAGTGACTGACCTTGGCAAACGCGACGTTGACGAGCTGCTGCCATACGCACAATTGCTTTCTGGTCAATCTCAAAAGCTGTCTTGAACACAAGCTTCTCTTCTGGAGTGAGCCAATCAACATGCTGTACACTGCCCTGACCAACAACAGTATCGCTGATACACTTCTCTACGTCAAGACCTTTCTTCTTAATCAGTTCAAGAAGCACAGGGTTAATACGATCTACTTCACCAGCAGACGTGAGCTGTGTGAACGACATAGCCATATCTGGGTTAATGCCTTCGCTAATGCCGCCATAAATCAGTGCTGTACTCTTCGTAGGCGCAATTGCTGTGCGATGTGTAAACCGCACACCGTAACCTTCGCACCACTCAGGTTCCCCAAGAACAGACGCAAGCCACTTAGATGCTTCTAGAGACTGTTTATCAATCTGCCCCGCAATCTGATTGGAGAGCATGTGAGCTTCCAAACCTTCAAACGGAATCATCTTCTTCTGGAACAGAGTGTGTAGCCCACCTTGCCCCAAACCAATTGCTCGACCTTTAATAGTAGAAGCAATGGCTTTCTCCAGACCTTTCACTTTGCTGCCATTTTCAATGAAATCGCTGACAACACAATCTAAGAAAACAGTGGCAATAAACACAGCATCTGTATCTTTCCATTCATCCCATTTGCTGTCATTCATCCAAGACAGCACGCAAGTGTAGGTGTAGTCTTTGGAGGAGTGCAGGAAGATTTCAGAACAAAGTTGACTTGCTTTTACATCCAACCCTTTGTCAATGTACATTTGTGGCCGTTGACGATTTGCTTTGTCTACGAACATGAAGTAGCCACGCCCAAAAATCATCTTCAGCTTCAGAGCTTTCTTGAAACGACGATGTGCTTCTTTATCACCAGCATTCAGTTTGTCAATAAACTTGTCACGGATAATCCAACCAATATTACGACCATCAGGCTCTTTCTCAATAACACCAACAAGCTCATCAAAGTCACCATGTTCGATGTCAACATAGCCAGCCCATCCACCTCGACGGTTAGCCCCTTGGCTCACATCTTCCATGTCCTGAACAAAGTGATTGTATACAGGAACCAGACCAGCTGCCGTACCACCACGAGAGATGATACTACCACGAGGCCGAATACTGCTCAAATCAGTTGCAGTACCAAAACCTTCCTTGGTGAGCATAGCAACTTCACGATAGGCGTCGTAGAAACCTAACACACTATCTTCGATAACGCTGCCTGCACAACTGACAGAACAACCACGATCAGTCCCCATGTTGGCAAGGATTGGTGTACTACCTGCCATCCAGCCCTTCCACATAATCTCGAAGAAGGCAGACTCCCAAGTACGACCTACAGGCCAGTTTGGAGGATAGACAGATGGGGCATGTTTTGCTGCTGTCTTTGCAATCCGCTCAAATTGTTCTCGGACGTTAGTTGCTTTGTAGAGGTATTTGTTCTTGAACATCTGCCAACCTGCTGTAGCCATCCAGTCCGGAATCAAACCCTCTTGCTGCATCACCTTACGTTCCATGCTTAGTGCTTCATACGCATTCACTACAGTCATTACATCCCTCCTTTAGCTTTCCACACAAAGCCTTCTTCATTCCAACCACGTTGATATTCACGACCAACGCCAGAAGTGAAGAAGTCAATCATTTGAATTTTTTGTACACCACTGTAAAACCATTTAGCAATCGGATTATCGCCTACTTGGAACATTGCGTCAATACCTACATCACTCAGGCAAATGTTGAGGCGACTACGAACAAACTCTTTCAACTGATGCGCGTTTGTTCCGCGAGGGTCGCCTTTGGCACACAACATGTCACAGATACGTTCTTCATGTTCCAGAATAACGATAGCGGCTTGTTTAATCTTATCTTGAATCTCAGCCACTTTCTCTGCTGGCAGCTGCAATTCCTGCATCGCAATGTTGTACAGCAAAGCTCCAGCTGTTTGGTGCAAACCCTCATCAATGGCAGATTGGTTAATGCCCCGCACAGTGTTGGAAATCAGGTTGTTACCGTTACTCTGGAAGTTCTTGAACAAAGCAAAGCTACTGAACAACACAGCGCCCTCTACAAGAGAGAAAACAGCCAAGTCAACCAAGTCGTCAGAAGTATCTACAAGCTGGTCAAGGAAGTCCATTCGTGCTTTCAACACAGGGTCTTCGATGTAGCTTTCGTAGAAAGAGTCAACATTCAATCCCAACACTTGGTTTAGCTTGTCATAAAAAACTGCATGTATACCCTCTTCCACCATACCAAACACGGAACAAAGACGCTGCACTTCTGGGCGAGGAAACATCTTACGAACACGACCATTCCAGTGCTCCCCGCCGACAAACAGCTCATATTTAACAAACAGTTTTAGTGCCGTAGACACAGCATGCTTCTCTGCCTCTGTCATATTGACTAGAAGGTCTTGCTTATCCTTCTCAACATCCATCTCTGTTGCTGTCCAGAAACAATCTACAAGCTGTTTATCTGCCAACTCCACAATGGCAGGATAATAGGTTACATAACTTTCTGTTGGTGTAAAAATACGGCTGTTGTATTTAGTCGTGGTCATATTCTTCCTCATCTCGTACATCAATAATCATTTGTTTCATTGCATTCAGCATTACAACTGTCTGCTCATAATCATCTTCTTGTCCTACACTCTTACTACTTTTCATTACCTTATCAGCTGAATATGTGCGTAGAGCAAAAGCCATCAAATCTCTGTCACCAACACCTTCAGAGCTAGCACGAAGCAAATCACTCTTCAGTTCATTATCACTCTGAGAAGCAATGAGAGCTTGCATTGTACTGTATTTGCTTTCAATCCAAGGAGCATCTGTTCGTTCACTACCAACAATGGAGAAATCAATTACAACATCTCCATCAAAATTACGATGCTTGTTAGCTTGATAGCCATATTGCTTGTTAATATCCAGTCCTAGATCATGGAGAAAAGGGACAAGAGATTCATCTGTTTCTCGTGACAACAGCTTAACGCTAGGCCATTTAAAGAAATGTGGAATCTTCTTCAAATCTGAGAAGCTAATTCGTCGTACAGCATGTGCTTGGTATTTGTCCATCAGTGTTTCTCCGCGTTTTTCAGATACTCGATAGCCATCAGAACAATATCGTGCATGTGCTCCACATCAACTTGCACCTTCGCGTGTCCCATTTCTTTGTAAATACACATCAGACCAAACATGTCGCCAAGATCAGCTTCGCTCCAACGTTCAAGCAGGTTTAGGGCTTCTTGTGTTTTCATTGTGTCATTTCCTTCATCATCTGTTTAGCACGTTTAACAGCCTCTTCCCATTCTGTCTTTGTACACTGCTCACTACTTTGCAGAATGTATTTCATTGAATTGTCGTATTCTCGCTTCTGAAGAACAACAGAAGATTCTACAGGAGATTCAAATTGTCGCTCTTCAATACAATAAACACACTCCTCAACATTGTCTCCAATGACAAATTTGAAATAGCTGTTAATACAGCTGCCTAGTTGTTTTCGATAGAGGGTTTGCATTTAATTCTCCTCCCATTTCCAAAGAGGAAGAAGACAAGCCTCGGTGATACTTAGCGCCTTGTTACCGTGGTATAGTTCATCTAACAGCACGATATAGTGATGTGGTGCTGGATGCAGGTGGTGGCAAGGAAGACCAATAATCTCCCCATGTTTACCATTCAAATTCCCATCCCCTGTGCTATAGAACACTATACTATCATACAGTTGGAAGTTTTGTGATTGGTACATTATACAGCCTCCTTCGGAAGAAATTGGTCAAGAACAACACTCTTGTAGCCTTTTGGTTTGAGTAATTTGAAATCGCTCTTACGAACAACAGCAAACACATCATACTCCTCATTGTAACGAATGTCAACAGCAATGTTCTGCTCTTCGTACATTACAGCAGTTTCATTTGCTTCTTCAATTGTTTTTACAAATTTGCTGTCGTTGTTCTTACATACAGCTTCTAGAGCACCAAACACGTCGTAGCCGAGTTGTTCAGCAATTTGCATCAGACCAAATAGTGTATAAGCAACGTCTACAACACCGTCTAGAAGTTCTTTACTGTTTACGTCAATGTCCTCTGGTGAGATAACGCGATTGCCACAACACTCCTCCCATGCTCCCAGAGAGTCGAACGCTTCCCTTACCTCCTCGTCAACACGTTCAAGTTTCTGTACCAATGTTTCGTAAGACACATCAGAGCCAACAATAGTGTTGAATTTGTATGCCATTTCTTTTGCTTGTTCCAACTTGTTCATTTCTTCTCCTTGTTATCCAGCTTCTTCATCAGTTCAATAAGAAGTTCTGTACCTTTATCACTGTCTTCAATATAGGCAGCAATTTCGGCATTAATTTTCTCAGACATAAATCGCTCTCCCCACTCCTTGAGAAACGCTACAAACTTAGATTCTTTTTCATCAGTTTCAAAACCATCGTTCATACGAGCTTCAAGAACAACAGCCAAGCTGCACTTCAAGATGTACAGTTCTGCACCTGTGAGTTTCAATGTCTTCATTATTTCTTCTCCTTGTTCAATTTAACTAGTGTATCAACAAACAGCTTCAACATCTGTTCATCTGTCTCATATTCTACAAGAGCTTCCACATTCTTGTCAAGCAATTTGTCACACATTTGTTTCTGTTCTTCCGACAACATGTGAGGACGTGTTTCAAGCCATTCAGCGATGTTGTTCAACAGTCCAAGAGAAATAACAGCTTTCTCTGTTGGTGTTATAGTGTAACGTTTGTTCTTCATTTCTTAACGCACTCACTAACACGAATACGAGAACTTACTTCCAACTTACCAACCATCTGTTTTGCAGCAGCAACACAGTTTTCCTTGGTTGTAAATTCTTGCGTAATGGCAGCTGCACTGTCACCACCAGCGAACGTAGCGAATACAATCAAAACCCACATAATTCTCTCCTTCTTGTTTTCCAGCGACAGATGAATATTATACCACAGATATTCAACTTGTCAACACACGTTATAAAGAAATATAAACAACAGATGCAACAAACAACACAAGAAGAATGCACAAGAAAGTTGCTTGTAAGACATTTAGCTGCCGCTCTTCCAGGTGTTTTGTATTTCCATTATCCATTGTTTTCCTGATGTTGTCAACAATTTCCATTGCTTTCTTTTGACTCTCGTTCATTGTTCTCTCCTTACGTTTAAATGAGCCACCCCGAAAGGTGGCTCAAATAGCTACATTACATTTGTCAACGTCGCTTGCATCTCTTCTTTGCTACGCACATTATGTCGTGTACGCATCACTTTCCCACAACACTTACAACGCATTGTATGGAAGGATGATAGCGCAGTGTGAGATAGTTTGTCAAGATTTTCTAGCTTATCACTGGCACAAACAACACAACGAGGGAGAACGCTTCCCTTATACAAAGCCATGTTAGGGGCAAACTTATCCCAGCTACGCAGCTTCTCATACACTTTCTCAAGCACAAGAATGTCTTGGATGTTGTATTCTTCCATTTCATTCCATGCCTCTTCATCCATCTGCATTACACGTTTCCACAAGCCGAAGCCAGAATGTTTCATCTTCTGCTCATTCAGGCCAAGATAGGCAGCAATGGATTCAAGAGAATTGGAAGGGAAACGGAATTGCTGTTTCGCAATCTTCAATGTGTCCACCACTTTATGGGGAGCAAATGGCGTCATACCATGAAACAACATACGTGTTGCAATTGTCGGCATGTCGAATTTAACAGCGTTGTGCGCAACAACAATGTCAGCTTGGTCAATAAGAGTTTTCATCTCCTTGACGATTTCAAAGTCGCTCTCTGGCTCTTGCACACGAGAGAAAATGATGTTGTCGTCACCAAACCACTTAGCAGCATAGCACAGAATATAGCCTTCTTTCTCTACATTCTCTTGTCCAATATTTGCTTTCCAACGACGGAATGTATAGGCAAGAAATGGAGCTGTCTCAATGTCGATGATGAGGATACGTGCTGGTGGTTTTTCCTTCTGCTCTGTGGCGTATTTAACACCCTCCAACACCTCTTGCCCAGTATTACGTTGTGCAGCAAGGAAATCGTTTACAGTGGATTTGCCAATGTTCAAGACACGGCCAATGCTCCGCGAGGAGTATCCTTGTGCCTTCATTGTTAGAATAGCATCTTTTGTCGATTGTGTCAGTTTCATTCTCGTACCTCGCTCACTTTAATATGTGCCAAACCAGCTTTCCAAGCCTCTTCAAATGTCATATCTACGCACGCCATCAATGCACGATTCAGGTTCTTCTCGGCAGCTTCGTAAGATGCAAAGATGTAGTCATTAATACCCAAATCCCATTCAGCCCAGATAGTGTAAACTTTCATTATTTCTCCTCACATTCCCATATCAACAATGGCAGTATCATCACAACCTTCGGAATACCCTGCATCGTAAATAGCTTCTACGACATCTTCAAACTCGTTCAACCATTCATAAGCATCTTGCAAATGCCAACCTTTACGACAAAGCAAAGTGGCAATTTCGTGATACCGTTCACATTTAAGCATTTATTTCTCTCCTTTAAGAATATCTCTCAACAACGCTCTACGTTTCGCTTCACTATTGATAGCAACACCAGTATACCCTTTTTCTTGAAGGTAGGCAAGTGTTTTTGACTTATTTTTTAACATGTCAATAACGGTTGCCTCAATCTTAGCTTCCTCAAAGGATACACCAAGACGCTGCCCAAGACTTACAATTCTGTGGCACCCTTTACACAAAATCCTCAAATCACTATCAGCTACCACAAGTAGCTTCTCTACACAAGATCGTACATCATCCAGAGATGTAAGGGAAGCTGTTTCTTCAAGAATGTGGTCAACCTCCACTTCGTTCTGCTTAAACACTTGCTGACAAATTTCGCACTTATACGCATTGACAAAGGGGAAGCGTTTCATTGAGCGAGGGTTTGTGTTTGGAACACGCATTGCTCTCTTCTTCAAATGCTTCAGACGTACAGGGGATTTAGACCACCCTTTCCTGATAATCCCCTTGAGCCACGAGAAGAATGCAGAACGTGTTTTCCAAACATCTTGGTTTTCTGCAACGATGATGTCGATTTTGTCAGTCATATTCAACACCCAACTCTTTCAGATAGCTGTCCAAATCAAACATCTGTCCTTCCCATCTGCGCATCCACAAAAAGAAACACATCTCCTTCATACGCTCATAACCATCTTCAGGCCAAGCAAGTTGATATGCCTCTAGAACACGTTCAGCAGCTTCTTTCTCTGTTGTACAACCATCAAGAATAGTATCTGCTGTCTTGCCACCAACACCTTTTGTCTTGATGCTGTATTTGTCTTTTGTTTCTTGTGCAAGATGGACAATGCCGTCAATGTTATCACCACTATCCCCACAAAGAGTTTGCCACCAATATTTCTTCCAGCGTTGCTCGTCTGTCCAGACAAACACGCCATCTTCAGGCTTCATGTAATTATAAAACAAACCATAAGAGTTGGCAAACACATCTTTATCGCACGCGCTTACAATGTTACCTGCCAGTGCAGCACGCACAACATAGTCATCCGTTTCTTCGCCATCTACAACAACACAACGATGTTTATACTTCACTTTCACCCAGTCGTAAAGTTCTTTGAATAGGATGGGTTTCTCTCCTCTTTGTGCCTTATATTGTACATACTTGGCTGGGCAGGTCTTACGGAAATTACCTTCACCTTGGATGCAAACGAAGTAATCTTTCGCACCAACAGCTTCAACAATACTTGCTACCTTTTGCTTAAAAGAGTAACAGGCGTTTGCTATTCGGCTGACAGGTTTTGTGTAAGTCTGGATATTACCTTCTTCGTCCTCTTCTTCCCAAGTCTCGTAGTCTGGTTTAAGCTCTTTTACGACAGTGAATTCAAAGTCTTCTTTGTTCCACTTGGTGTTTGCTTTTAGCCATGTGTTGAATTCTGTCTTGCTTTCAAACAGCTTCTCGCGACCTGTTGGAACATGTTTTGCAAGACATTTATTAACTTCCTCTTTCGCTGCACTTGAAAAAAGCAAAGTGTCAGCGTCGATCATTAAAAGTTTATCAGAGCAGTCTATCATTTAGTTTCTCCTTGTGGTATTTATTCTCAGCAGATTTTCTGGCGCAAACAGCATCAAACCAGTCTGAAAAACGCCCTAAGTATCTATTCTTATACTCGTCACCTATCTGCGCTACCCACTTACCTTTGTAGAAAGTAATCCCTTTCACCCCGCTTGTGTTGTTACGACTTAAACCCCTATTCAACACAGATGTTGTATCTGTTACCCATCTACAATTGCTCTTGCAGTAACCTCTTGTGTTGTCAACTCTGTCTAGTTTTGCTGCTCTATCGGGCTTAACACCCATATCTTCAGTGAAGTTGCTAAAACCCTGTGAGAATGGTAACAACCACCGCTCATCTTCGACTCTTATTTCAGAACCTCCATATTGCTGGTAAGAGTCATGATTTTCTTCGTAGCACCGCTGAATCATCATACTCCAAGTATTATAGTTGGGATGTTCCCTATCACACCCAACACGAAGATTTGCAAATAAACGACTTTCCCTGTCATGGTATTGTGTACAACCGCAAGACACCACTGTCTCTGCATATAGGCTTGGAGAATGCAGCAGTTTTATGTTACCACAATCACATTGACACAAGTACATTCTCACCTTTGCTTTTCCAGACGCAGATGTTGCCATTTTATCTTTAGATAGTACAACCAACTTTCCAACTCGTTTACCCAGTAACGAGTTCCCCATACTAACCTCCTTGCAAAGAAAAAACCCTTGCCACAAGGACAAGGGCTTCTTAGTTGTCACATCAGCTTAAAACGGTGTATCTTCCATGTCATCTTCTTGAGCAGCTTGTCGAGCTTCATTACGACTACGTTTTGCTTCACCTTCCTCGTTTGCTTTCTTACGATCAGCAATCACGGCAGGGTTGGTTGGAGCAACACCGGCAGAAGGGACGCCAAACACATTGTTGTTCTGACTAGCAGGAACATATTCAATGAAGTGCTCGACCAAGATCGAGTGCAGGTATGGGTGAGCACCGTTCTTGCCTTCTGTGGCTTTATAAGCCAGTTTACCTTTACTGCCATTTGCTACCAGCTTTGCAGTGGTAATGTCAAGGCTAGTGCCATCTTCTTGCATCAGCATCACTTTAGGACGGAACTTAGTGTTTACAACACCGTTCTTCTCAGCTGGTTGTTTGAAGGTCAGAACAAACTGATTCTTCTGGTCTGGGCAAGGAGCGTCAATCTTATACTTGTCTTTGAAATCGACAGTTTTGATCTTCTTAACGCTTAGTTTCTGGAACTTGTCGCACAGATCATCAGCGGTGTCCTCGTCAACAATAACGGAGGTGGTGTATTCAGTACCGTCTTTGTTGAAGTTAGGGGACGGTTCTGCCATCTTCACAAATACGAAAGTGACGTTGTTCAGAACTTCGATGGTTGCTTTTGCGTTTGCCATTTGTTTTATTTCCTTTTGGTTAGATTTTCAATGAGGAGACCATCTCCCCGCTGAGAGGTGTAGACATTTCTGTCTACATAATACACGTCCTGTTCATTCAGTGTATGGTGAGCATTATAACACAAATCGTCTTACATGTCAAGCATTATCGTCATCTTTACTCTCCTTCTGTTTAATTTGATTGGAAATGAAATTCTCCACTTCCGTCTCATCTCCGTATGTTAAAACAAATTGCGTGTGTTCATCAAGCTCTGTTTCATCCAAAGCTGCCTCAAAATCTGTATACCATTTCTCAACAATGCCGATTTGTCTACGCAACATCGAGCTGTTATATCCACTATACCCAGATTCGTAACAGAAGTCAAGCAACTTACAAGCATTAATTCGGAACAACAACGTAAGGACAGTGGGGACATCAATCAATGTTCCAACAGGAAACCCTTTACACACTTTCCTGTAGTTGAAAGGGAGGAGGACATTGATTGTAGCTCTATCTGTTCTATGTGTATTGTTCTTTTTAACAATAGCTTCCGTACACGCCATCACTATAGCATTCCAGTCTTTACGTGTCAATGGCTTTGTTTGACTTTCAATCCACCGAGAAAGCCTCCCAGCTCCACGAACATCTGTAGCAGCTAGAACAAGCTCTCTTGGTGTTTTACAGCCTTCACGCCAGCTTGTATCTGTGAAGCTGTCGATGATTCGTTGATCGCGTGGTGTTATTTTGAGAGGGCGTATGCGTCGTTTAGCCTTTGCCATACCATTCCTCATACGAGTAACGTTTCTTTAATGCCTCCACAACACGAGGGTCTGTTTCGAGTTCAGCAACAAGTTGAGCATACTCGTGCTTGCGCTTACGCCAAGCTTCGTGTGCTTCTTCTGGCGTATCGAAATAGGCTATGTAAGTAGGCTTCATACCAAACGGGTGACGGCAGCCTGCCTTGAACCTACCACTGTTTTTATCTCTACTTACTCCCAGAGGCCACTCACCCCTTGACGCATCAGATGCCGTTAGGAATGTGTTTGTTATAGGATTAACAAACACACAAAAGTCTGGGGCATACATCTTATTGGCTGGGAAGAGAATATCCTTGTCTAAATGCTTCCCTTCCCACTCCTGTTGTTCCATCCAACGTTTGAAGTTGGACAAATATTTCCATTCATCACAACATGTCACATCTTTGTAGGTAGGAAACCGTTCTTTAAGTGTACGAGAAAAAGAACGTTGAATAATGCCAGTCCATGCAGAGTAGTATGGACAAGTCCATATAACCTTTCTCCTTCGTACCCCTCCGTTATCTGTGACATACGCAGTGTGCCTTGTCAGGTACTCCACGTCATCGTAAGCAACATCAAACAATTTTTTAGTTTGTCTCATAAAATACTCCCCTCAATGGCAGCTTGCCCAATCCAAACCTAGCTGTGGGTCAATACCCAATTGTACATTCAGTTTGTAAGCTTTGGAAGTGAGTGCTACGCTTTCACGGCAAATAGCAAAAACCTCACTGTAAGCTGCAAACCAACCTTTTTCTGTATGCAACACCAACCACTCATCTTGTTGCTGACTTATCCATTCTTTGCAAGATGCTTCATCTTCAAAGCGTTTGTATGTTAGCAGTTTATGCTTCATTTCAAACTGAGCTTCGTCATGGTATGCTATCATTTGCTGAATATAAGGTTTATTCTTCCAATCTTCAGTCCAGAAGTTGACAGAAATGTCCCGTTCACGGAAAGCAATGTCCTGATAAACCATACTACGCTTGGCACAAATAACACCCGCACTTTGGAACAATGCATTCACCAGCGAGTGTTTGGAACGAGTCATAATCTTACGCCCGTCCAAACCTAAGATGAATTTCTTACCCCCACGAGTTTCCCAATAACGTGTCAAGGCTTCTTTCAAAGCAGCGAGAGGTGCAGCAGCATCCCAATATGCAGTGAAGATACGTTCACCTAGCACAACTGAACAACCAACCGTCTTAGCCACCTTCGGCGCTTGTGCACCATATGCACATGCGTATTTTACCGATTTTGCGTTGCCACGACTGAAAGCTTGCCCAATCATCTCAGAAATCTTCTCCGAGGTTTTGGTGTGTACATCATTCGGTTTCTCTTGAATAAGGGAGTTGCAATACTCCTTGCCTTCAGATTCATCATAACGCCAGCAATAGTGACTCTCAATCATAGCCTCCAGAGAAGCAAAGTCAAATGCAAATTGCACATATTCCTTGCCATCACCAACACCAAACAACTTACGAATTGGCTCACCGTACAAACTAGTTACTCGTGCAATATTGCAAATGAGTTTGTGTTTCATTCGCCCTGTTGCAGCACCATTAGTGTCTGCCGGTGTAGGAACCCGCCCGTCTCGACGCATGTTAGGCAGGAAACCAGTTTCTGCTTCTTCCTCGTCTTCAACATCAAACCCACCGCCAAGAATACTATTCCGTCGGTGACTGTATGTCAGATACTCAACAATGTTCTGCACATACGGAAAACTGCCATTCAACTTCTCAAGTTCAGGGTCGATCTGCTTCTCTTGACCTACAGTGAATGTCGGGTTGGTTAGCACTTTCAACGGCTTACTCAAATCATGCTTTAGCAGCTTGTCTCTCAAAGTGGTGCGTGTTGCATTGACACGTTCCAAACGAATATCACAGAAAGGGGATGACAATGTTTGTTCCACATACCGATCAACAGTCTCTGCAAACTTCTCCTTGGACAACTTCTTTTTCTTGCTATCTAGTGTAAGGTCTTTTTCCTTGGTGTTAGAAGGATTCCAACCTTGTTCTACCAGAAAGCCTTTGATGAATGTGCTATCCGAAATAGAAGCTGGCTCGTGTGTTTTGACAGGCTCTGTGATAGGAAGTTTCCAATCTTTGCCATATAAACCAATAGCCCACCAACCATCTTCCCGTTGTTCAAGAGTTGCACCATGCTTTTCTGCCCACTTACCAATGTTGGCACTTGTTTCTCCGTTCTTTTTGAATTGAATGGAAGGTGGTGTAAACTCCTTCAGCTTGGTTTTGCCCATAGGTTTAGGTGGTAGATGTGGCTCCACGATAGCACGATGATGCGCCATCAAACCATCAAGTTCTTCTACGTTCTTAATTGCCAACTCTTTATCAAACCAAAAACCTCGATGTGACTGACGGGCAATTACCCAAGCAACGTATTGCTCCAACTCAAATGCCCCACTCCAATCCCAATCTCCCCATTCTTTCATGAGGTAGTTGTAGGCACGAATATTCACCGTCACATCTCGACGGTTGTACACCAACATCTCTGGATGATAGACAGCAAACTCTGCACCTTTAGGAGCATTCCACTCAATCAAACCAAGTTCAACAGCCTTAGCACGCCAATCAATTTTCTCTTCACCCAAGATAGAGCCGAAGTATTCAATACTGTGTGCAGGGCGATCAGGCCACAATACTTTGCTCAGAACGAATGTGTCACAGATGGTGACAGGCTTACCGTCCCATGTGGAAGGCTTATCTTCAAAACCAAGCGTATATTCCATCCCAAGAACAGCCTGCAACACCATCAAGTCGAAGTTGATTTGGTTGTGTGCAACAATTGTAGATACGTTCTCTTTTACCCAAGGACGGAACTTGGTGTAGCACTCTTCCTGCACCCACTCAAATACTTCCTTGGTGTCTAGGTCTATTGCCACAATACAGTGAATCTTGTAGCCATCTCGCATCTTCCAAGGAGACGCTGTGTAGTCAACAGTGCTGTCATCTAGAAGCCCTGTCGTCTCAATATCGAAGCAATATCTGCCCTTGCTTTGTTCCATATCTTCTCCTTTGTACATAAACACTTACAACAAAAGAGCAATCACGGGTTGCGATTGCCCTTTTCCAATAACCATTCACGTTATCACAGAAACGTCTATTTGTCAACCACCTTTACGGTATTTCTCCGTGACTTCGGCCACACTCTTCTTCAACTCAGACATGTTCCGCTTGTGTGCATGATAGCGACGTTCACTGTCTTTCTCTGCCTCTTCTTTTGTAGCAAACAAGAAACGCTCTTCAATTGTGTCAAAATAATTGTCAATGTGCGTAAACACTTTAACAACGTAATGCACATGCTCAGAAACGTCATTGTCAAAGAATGGTGTTACGACAACAACGTCATAGGCTTCTTGGGGTTTGCTAGGCCACAGCTTCATAGCACCGGCTGTACGCCACATTCTATCACCTGCTTTATATTTTGGATTCATTCTTCATCTCCAATAATACCAGATGGCAAAAGTTCTTCCGTGAATGCCAACAGGGCTGGCTCCTCTTCTTCAAACACAGCAATCGACTCTGGCAGCATCATACCTGTGTAACGTACACCACTGCTGTCATGAGGATGCTCATTTTCTTTCTTCCCAAAAATATCTTCCCAACCTTTAGCATATTTCTCTTGACCAGAAACTTTTGTCTTAATCAAATCCCCTGTGCTGTCATTAATAGCTGTTGTAAATCGTTCGTGTTTAGACATTTTGTTTCTCCTTGTAATAATCAGCAATAGCAATGATGCCATTCTCAAGATGATAGTCACGTTCATCTTCTTCAAGAAAACAATAACCCTCTGTGTGAGAAACAAGTACCAACTCTCCATCTCTTGCGTAAGCCTTAAAAACCTTACTGCCTACCCTGAAGTGTCCGACATACTCCCCAGTCAAGTTACGTACTTCATGAACTTCTGGACAAAAACTTTGTAATTTTAAAATATAGTCGCCAATTCTCATCTTGTCCATTATACAAAAGTCCTACCAAGAAATTTATTTACAAACCATTTCTGACAGATTTCTTCCACTGTTTCAGTCCAATCCACAACACGTTGAAACACAACATCATCTTGCCATGTGATTGTCAAGACATTGTGGTAGTCGTCGCCCCATTTGTTCGAATATAGAACATCCTCCTCGTACACAATTACAAAACCGAGGGCTTTTAGCACATCAGTGCTAGATAGTTCAATTTGCATTTCACTTCTCCTTAAAAGGTAGGCCACCAAAACTGCCAATGGCAATCTCTTGCTTTTCCTTACAAGCATCTTGTTGCACAGTCCACCAGTCCCAGCTTATGTCCCAACTAGCTTTCCCAGCAGCCTGTGCTGCCTCTTGTGAGTCAAACACATATCTCACTGTCTTCTTGAGGACAAACTTCTCATCACCCTCTACCACCTCTCCTCGTGACGTAAGACGGTTTGCCTCTTTCAAGTATACTCGTTTACCTTTTACATCTGTCACTAGCCAAGGGTGTTTGTTACAAATAGAGCCTATACTGTTTGCTTCAAGTAACACCCACTTACCAATCAAGCTCTCATCCATTTTATCCCTTTCTGTTGTTGGAGCAGCCATAAAGGCTGCGACAGCACATTCGCGTAAGCGTTGTGCTACTCCTTTGTTTTTACAATATGCAGGTGACAATAAGCTAGGCTTCGCTCTGCCTCCATTCCTTTGTGCATTATTACATATTCTGGAAGAGCTTTGCAAACAAATTTTGCTACACGTTCATAAGGACACTCATCTTTTGTTATGTGCGCTTTAATCGTTTGTGGTGTGTCAATAACACGCTCCACAGGTTCATCAACACTTGGGTTGTCGAATGTGACAATGGACAACTTGTAATGCACCTCACCTACTGTCCTCTTCACAAATTCCAGCTTAAATATCAACCCTCCCAAATGCATTGCAAGAAAATTGTTCCCATCTCCAATCGAAGGGAGGAGATAGCGTAGAAGCTTTTCTGGTTGGCTAGAAATCATTTCATTCCTTTCTATCGAGTTTCAACAGCTTCGTCAGCAAGCTTCTTCAACAGCTTATCTGCTATGTTACGATTTGCTTCGCAGTCGAACATCTGCCAACGCAAAGCAGAAAGCTCAAGACGAGCATTTTCCATTCTCAAATCAAACAATTGCTGCTCATATTGTTTGTTGATTTCAATAGCCCCTTCAAGCTGCTCTTTCAGGCGTTTGTTTTCATTGTCAGCAAAAGGATGACGCTCTTCAACACGTTCCAAATAAACTAGAATTGCTTCACGCAGAGCAGGCTTCACTGTGTTAAACAGTAATGCACTCTTCTCTGGACAATTATCAAGAAAAGCCCAACCTGCGTCGTTCAATGCATTGCCCCATTCTTGGGCATCTTTTGCGTAGTTCATTTCTATTCCTTTCAGTGTGGTTGGATGTTTGCTAGCAATGTAACGACAGTGTAATTGCCCTCTTTCAAGAAGTCAAGAGCTGCTTGTCGTGATGTTGCAATTTCTTCTTCGTCGGGACACCCTTGGGTGGACATACCGTCGTTCATTTTGATGGCTCCACCATCTTTCAATTTCCCATGCCATGTAATTTTAGAGGGAATCATTTGTTTGGCTCCTGTGGCAGTGGCATCCAGTGGGTTGCGTCATAAAAATGTGTCACAGGGCCGCCGCCAACTATCACATCAAACCACTCTGCACCCTCTTCATTTTCACGATAGAACCTAGCCTCCCTAGCGCCGCGCCTCTCTGAAAATATTATAATTCGCGTGCCATCCTTCGGTGCTGTCTTAATCGGCTGCCACGACAACTTGTTGTCCTCCTGCGCTGCAATGGCTGCTTGCCATGAGTCCCAGTCACTTTGAACGTTGTTCAGCGCATAGCGGTTGTCTTTTTCACTGTACACAAGGTACATTGGGTCAGTACGACCAGAATCTAGTTGCCAAGTCTCAAACATCTCTCGTTGAGTGTTCATTATTCATCTCCTTCTTTAATATTAAAAACACGCATTAATGCTTCTTGAATGCTGTTGAATACATTATACATCAATTCTGTAAATTGTGTCAGCATCTTGTTGTCCTTCTTGTTTGTTGATGTACGTATCATAGCCCATTTGAGCGAGCTTGTCAAGACATTTCTACCTTGAAGTTGTACAGCGCGTTGTAAGCAACATCTGTCAGCTTGTGCTTCCACCGTTCAGCCAACACCTTGGCATGAGCTTCTTTGCATTGTTTGTACGCCTCAAAAGCTTGCTCCGGTGTTGGATAGAAACCGAGGTATTTACGCTCACCGTCCACATTACACCTTGCTATATAACCTACAGTCTCGTTTGGTGTTTTCGGTGTAATCTCGTGAACACCCTTCGGATACTTTCCGCTCCGTTTATCTACAAGAAACACGTTAATCTCCGCAGGTAAGAAACAACACGTCGATTCGCTGTACACATCATTACCTTTCACCAGAAGGTCTTTATCAAGCTCAAAACCCTCTTCATCCCAGTTCGGTTGACTCAACGCCCACTCTGCAAAATTCTGGAAGTTGTGCCAGTGCTCATGAACATACTTATCTGCATAGCTTCTACCTGTACTCTTCCGGAGTTCAAATTCGTTGTAACACCGACTAAACATCCGCACCCAATACCCATACACTTTTTCGGGAGCCACCTCACCTTTTGCATACGAGTTAGGAACAAAACGGCCTATCCCAAAGTAACCAATGCCCTCTACACTAGGTTGCATTGGGGGCTTTACAGAACCACACAGTAAGTTAGAGGCACTGTGCCAACTCTCACTACCATCTTGCCAACGTACAAGTACATTGTGTGCGTCCTTATACTCAATAGCCACACCCTTCCAGCCACTGTTTGTTACATACTCTTTTCCGAGTCGTATTTTTCTTGTTGGGTGTGCAACATTCCCCAAACCAAGGCTGCTTACAGTGGTGATAACCTCTGTGCCATCGTCAAAAGCAACACGAACATTTGTTGCGTTTTTGAACTCCTTAACAACAACGTCTCCGTGATTGTTTGTCTTAAAAACTTGCCCAACTTTCGGTACATTCTTGGTTGGATGACGATTGTGTCCTTCTTTCAGTGCTGGAAGAGTTCTGTATGTCTCTGTGCCATCACTCAACCATTTCACCTTGATTCTTGAGGTGGACTCTATCTCCACAATCTCAACAACGTCCCCATCGTGGCAAGAAAACTGCTGTCCGATAAAGGGCTTATCTAATGTTGGGTGCATCGGAAGACCCTTCTTGATATAGGCTCCGGTTGTTACCTTACGAGCGCCGTCCGTCTTGAACTCTACAGTGATGTCTTTCCGACCACGGTACTCCACAACCTCTACGTCCAATCCTTGTTTGTTGACGTACTTATATCCTACGTAGAATGTAGGTGTTTTAGTTCCACTCATATCTTCCTCCATTAGTAATATTCTATTTTACCACATAAATACGTATTTGTCAATATACTCAGGACATATTTTCGTAATCCGCGATAGCCATAAAAAGAAGCCAGCACAAAGGCTGGCATTCTCTTAGAAGCTAACGTCTTGCTTACCTACCCAATCATCAAAATCGTGAAGAGTGTGTGTCTGTCCATCATAAAACAGCTTTCCACATTCACCTGTTGTACCAGCTCCACGGTTTTTAGGCATGAACAGATTGGTTGTATTTCGAATTATCGGGTCTTCGTTCATCTTGTCACGACTGGCAATAACAATCCATGCAGCAGACTTAACGAGCGTACTACTACCCTGTACGCCGCTTTCTGTACCAATACCGCCTTGACTACCGTCCTTTTCACCGCTACCAACCTTACGTTGATGTGCAATCAGAACAAAGCTAACTGGGTAGTTAGTCACCATCCCTTTCATCCACATCATGAACTGTGCCTGTTCATCAATCGTCAGCATATCAAAACTGTCAGAGATGGTGTCCCATACAATAATCTGACACTCACACTGGATGATTAGTTGCTCAACCCGCTGCTTCATTATGTCAATGTGACAATCACGGTCATCAATAACAAACCAACGATCAGAACCATCTGGTGTGCGGAACAGCTCATTTGCCTTGTCAATCACCCACTGTTCTTCAAGAAGTTTTATCTTCTCTTGCTGGGTCAGTGCACCAAGCTTAACACCAATATGACGAGAGAGAACAAGTTCACCGTATTGTCCGAGATTCTGCTCAGTCGAAATGACGCCAACGCGGAGTTGGCCGTTCATCAGCCAGTGGTAGCAGCTCTCATTCACGATAGTTGACTTAGCTGCACCTGTAAATGCAGAGATTAGGCCAATTGTACCAAGAGCAGGGCCACCGGCAGTCATGGCATTAAACTTCTTCATGAACGGTGGAAACTCAATACGTGGTGCATGTGCCTCCTTAATCACTGCATCAAGGAAGCTACTACTACCTGCGATACCTTGTGGAACATAAGGTTTAGCTTTCAAATACGCATTGAGAAAGTGCTTATCTCGCCCTTGCACCAACATCTCATTTGCATCCTTCAGGTCAATGCTCATCACAAACATCTTGCCTTTCGGGATTACATCAACAAGCTTCCTGATTGCCTCTTGTCCAGCCTTGTCATTGTCGTAACAAACGATGATTTGCTCAAAACGATTTAGCCATTCGTAGTGGTTTTTGAGTTGCTTGTAGCTAGCCGTCTCCCCAACAACAGCTGATACAACAGGTGTTGGCTCATACTCACTGTCAGGCTTGTTCAACATAGCGTATGCAGACATAGCATCCACTTCACCAGCCGTAATCAGAAGTTTCTTGCTGTTGCTGTTACGGAACTTATATTGACCAAACAAATCACTTTCGCTGCTCATGCTGCCAACAGTGAAGAATGTCTTCGGTAGTTGCCTTACTTTGAAACCTGTCAGTTGGTGGTCTTTAAAGATTGGATAGTATTGCTCTACAGGCTCACCTGTTGCTGTGTCCACTTTGTGCCGTACAAAATAAGCGGAATACGCCCAATCTGGAATGCTACGCAGCTTAAAACCAGATGGTGTCGTATACCCCTTGATCTTGTCAATCTCTTCTTTAGTTAGTGGTTCTTTACTGCTCACCTCTTCCTCCATTTCATCTGTCCAATTGAATACATTAAGTCCACGACGTTCTGCTTCCTCATCAGAGAGGACGGAATAGCCACAAGAGAAACAATGACCACCCCGCCCTTCCCCGTACCAATGGAAGTTGTCCCCTTTTGCGTCATTACCTTCTTCACGACAACGGGGACATGGATTAGCTCCAACCTTGTATTCCATTAAATCTCCTCAGCCCTGTAAAACCGATCAAGAATTACATCACGCTCTTTCAATTCACGACGTAATCGAACAATTTCAGCAAGAATGCGTTTGTCTAGTTTTTGTTGCCCAACTGCGTGCCAAAAGTAATGATTGTAGATTTGGGCACGTTCAAACAAAGCCAGAGCATTTTGTCGTTTCGCTATACGGCTTTGCAGAATAGAAATTACGTCTTTCATTGCTTCTCTCCTTTGTACGTTGCTTTGATGTAATAAGTTGGTGTAACAGGTTTCCCCATGTATTTGCGGTTGTTTTCTTCAACAGCAGCCAATGCCTGAGCCTCGGAGCTGTATTCAGTTGTCCATGTCTCACTGCCCCAACCAGCCTCACTCTCGTAATATTCTACAACATATTTCTTAGACATTATTTCTTCTCCTCTTGTTTAGCTTGTTCATTATCACCTGTCTTACCTTGCTTGTCGAGCCAATTTTCAATAACACTAACACTCTTAGAAGCAAGACGTTGTGCTGTCTCACTCTTCACAGCTTCTGTAATACCAACACCTGCTGCAATGAAATAAGCATCTTCTTTGGAAGGCAGCAAAGCTTTTGCTGTAGAGAACAACAGGGCAAGGAGTATGAAGATTACGCCCCATCGTTTGCTTGTCTTCAGTGTGCTTTGATTAGGTTTACTATAAATACTACCAGCCTCACAACCATAAACCACTGCACAACCAAAAGCTCCGAAGGCAAACACAGTAGCAAGAAACACAAACAAGGTGCCAAGGCTGTCAAGACGTGTAATCCAATATAAAGTCCAGAAAGAGTCCATGTTTAATTCTCCTTTGATTAGCAGCCTAAATGGCTGCGAAAGCACATAAGCGTAGCGTTGTGCTACTCCTTCAATTTATAAAATGTATGTCCAGATTGCTTGCTAACTCTTTGGAGTTTGCTGTAGTCCCAGCTTGGCTTCACATTGTTAGCATGAAAGTATTGTACATTGTTGTATGTGCTTTGTCTACCCTTTAAGCTGTTTGCAAGGACATTCAGCACAACAGCCAAGCTGTCTTTATGTAAAGCTTGCTTGTTCCAATTGTAGCCAGCTTTGTAGAAAGAAAACTGTGCTTTCTGTTTCAGAACAGAGCATACGTGCATATTGTTGGCAACAGCCCTATTGAGGATGGATATAAGCACAAGTTCCTTGTCCATTCTATCCTCCAAATTAGCCTCAGAGAACACAGCAGATGTAAGACAAGCTATTGCTCCATTCTGCGTCATAGCGTGAACGTATGCGTTGTTGCTGTGTGCCACATTGCTAACGAAGAACAACATAACACACAGCAGAAGATTTGTCAAGCTTTTATTCATCTGTCCATCGCCCACGTTTTACTGCCTGCACCGCATCCCACACAGCTTCTAGGCCGTATTTGCCCACCAGCTCGTACATGGTGGACGTTGCTTGTGTTTTTCGTTCTGCCTCTTTCTCTGCTTCTTCTACAGCTTTACGTGCTGCATCTACACGCGGTTGAATAGCTTCTGCACAACCTTCCCACTTGCTGTCATACAACGCTGCCTGTCGCATATTATTTTGTGCAAGCGTCATGTCAATAAGAAGCTCTTTCAGAGCACTCAGCAGTTTTTGATTTACATCACTCATAATCAATCTCCTTTAGATATTCTTTGACAATATCATAATACAACTTACTCAAACTCCACTTATCTGTCACACCATATTCTTCCATATCTGACACAGAAGGGCAAATGTCTGTCCCATCGAACACACATTCATTGACATAAATTTCAATGTCTCCTTCGTAGATTTCGTAGGCAATAATGATGCCTGTATTATCGTCGTACAAACGTGAAATGTTCTTAGCCATGTTCATCCTCCTTTGGTTTCCTAGCAGCCTCAACGGCTGCGTCAGCGTATAAGCGCAGCGTTACGCTCTCTACGACGTCAAACGTATTATACACAAACAACACAGAGTGTGCAACACCTGTCCGTAATGTTGCCTCTTTTGCCACAGCTTCTGCCTCTTCTTTTGTTGTGTAGCATTTGCTGTGAAATGTCTTGAAAGAAATAGAGGATGTGTCAGCAGAATAATTTAAACGTGCAATAATGTACATTTTCTCTCCTTACATGATGATGATTTGCACACGTTTGCTATGTGCTGCTTTGAATAATTTCATTGTACGTTCTGGCATTGCTTTTGTAAAGCGTTTTCCAACAATGGGACGTATGTCCATGTAAGCTGTTGTGTATTTCACTGTTCACCTTTCATGCAGTGGATTTGTTGACGATAGGCTTTGCTATCTCCGCCAAGTTTGTCTATATAGTTACACATACCGATCATGGTGAGCAGCATGTCAGACTGCACCTTCTCGGCTTCGGTAACGACTTCCTTAGCATTCTCGATGCAATACTTCTCAGCCAACATTACAGCACGATGTACAGCGTCTTCCTTGCTGGTATCCCAAGCCAACACTTGTCGGTCATTCACACAATTCATCCATTGTGTGTCGTATAAACCAAGTTTCATTATTTCTCTCCTGTTAAGTGCTAGCAGCCTTTGAGCTGCTAGAGTACATAAGCGTTAGCGTTGTACTACTTCAAATATAGCACTCTTTTGTTTGGCTTGCAACTGGATGATGAAATTATCCGCTTCTACTTTCGTCTCACGATAGCCACACAACATACGACGTGGCGTTAGTTGCCAAATTATATACATCAATGTTCTCCTGTTTACGGGAGCAGCATAAAAGCTGCGAAAGCGTATAAACAAAGTGTTACGCTACTCCTCCGATGTGTAAAATGTCTTCACATAAATATTGTCAACAACAGCATTATACTCGTTGTCAAACTCCGTGTCAATGTTGTCTAGCTCGTCTTGTGCTAGCAGAGTGTCAATTGATTCTTGCATGTTCATTCCTTGTGTTAACGAATAATGTCTGGGATGAATGTATTATGCTTTGGATTGCGATGTTTGTCAATCTCTTTCAGCACAATTCTCACATTAGCGAAGCGTTGTGGTATCTTTCTTCATGCACTCAGGGCAAGGAATGTAGCCAGTTTTACGCCAAACACTGTTGTCATGCTCTTGCTTCTCTTCTGGAGACAATGTGCAGAATACACGTCCGTTGCAGAAGCTGTCAATGCAACATTGTGGATAGCCGAAGTCGAGTCCTGTTTCTCTCCAATTGTTCATTTCATTCTCCGTTGTTCAGCAATCATCTTTTGTAACTCCTTACAAAACTCATCCAATGCTTCGATGTCTTTGTTAAGGTACTTTTCAATCTCTTTCAAATCTGCAGGCTTGTCTTTAACCTCTGCCACAACATCACCCTTGATTGGGCACCAAGAGGCAATACGTTCTCCGTCTTCAAGAATATTCTCATAGAATTTGGGAGCTTTTGGATGACTGCAATAGTCCCAGCTTTCTCCATGACCTCGATGGTAGGTTTTGCATGGGCAATCGGAACAACCAGTCACTTCTATTGATAGTTTCATTCTTCAATCCTCCGTTCGTTAAGTATGTGGGTACAATAGCACAGGCACACTCCTGTGTCAACCCCTTGACAAAAATTCTTTTCCATGTTATAGTGGCTCTCATGAATAACGGGTGGCTCACGTAAGAGCACTGCCGAATTATAGGGGGAGGGTGGTTGATTGCAACTGTCCTCGGCAGAAAGGTGTTTCGATTCTCAAGTTGGATGTGACTGAGAAGAGCACACTTCTTCAGACTTTCTTAGTTTTCACTAAGGGGGTTTGGGGGATTGTGTTCTCAAACTCAGTTGGATGTATACTCTACTACCTACATACAGAATAAGACAATACACTCTAAGACAACAAACAAAGATGTTGACAGACACAAAGACAAGAGCTAACATGTACACATCAACCTGAACAACAAAGGAGAAGCATGACATGTCACAATTCATCATCAACAGAAACAACATGCAAGATGTACGAGAGATGTGTGCATTCTTTGCTAAAGAACACAAATACGAAATTGAACGTCTTGCTTGGCAACATGATGTGTTGGAGGTAAAGCAATTAAAGTATTGGAGTGTACATTCTAGCAATAGACTTAAGAATGTAAAGAAGATTGAAGACGGGTTGAACAGCTGGCTTAAACAAGTTAAGGCTCGTTACAACTACCTCATTGATGCTGTGCAAATGTGTTTGCTTGTTGAACGTCTTACGGATGAATATGCGTTTGAAGAAATGCACGTAGACAGTAGGGACATGGATATTGTTGTGTCCTACTATCGCCTACACAACCTTGTTGAACACGTTGTTTACGACGACGATTTTATTCCATATTGAGGAGAGAACATGAAATACATTATTTGTGCATTAGCTTTGTTTCTTACAGCTTGCTCTGATATGTCTGCTAAAGAAATTGCAGGACGTAAAGCATATTGTCAGAAGCAAGGGGCTGTGAATATTGCATACATACAAGCAAGTTTTAGTCGGAAAGGGCGTGTTTCTGGTGTAACATGTGTGTTCAACGGGTATGAAACAGACAGTGAGTATGTGGAGGAGAAGAAATGAAACTGATTAACGAAAGCAATTGGAAGCAAGAGATTGCAAGATTGAAGGCAGAGCGTATTGTCAGCAACAAAGAGCTTCGGTATTTTGAAAACTTGTACGAAGATCAGGACACAAGTGATGGATTGATTATTGTTGGTGCTTTGTTGTCTTACACACATGAACATATAAAACGCCTTGACAAAGCCATTGAAACAATAGAGAATGTGTTTGTACATAAACAATGTTACATTGAAAGCTGACAGGAGACATTCATGAACACACCATACGTTTCTGACAAACCATTCCCAAACAGCTATTATGTAGCTTCTGTTGGGGAGGCTGTTGTGCGCGAAAGCATGTTCTTCTCTACATTGCAACAAGCTATTGCATTCAAGCAAGCTGTTGAGAAAGAATATAAGGATGAAACATTCATTGTTGTTGACACAGCAGCAGAGATGTGCTAATATTCAAACACTAAATGTTTAAGGAGAGAAACAAATGAAACAACAATTTTTTGTTGGTGATGTTGTTAAAATCACAGGCGTGCCTGCACCAGTTCAAGGTGCAGTATGGACAAGTACCATGGATGATTGCTATGGACGTACTGGCACAATTGTAGATGTTGTGGAGTACAATAGTGGTTGCATTGGCTACCTTGTGAATGTGAGTTTTGAACATTACAATTTCGCTCCAGAGTGGTTGACAATTGTAGAACGTCAGTGGCAGAAAAATATAGGGGTGCAGCCTGTTGATGGGAAGATTGAGGTAGAAATTAAGTTACCTTCATGCGCTACAGATAAAGCCCCTGCTTACCAATATAGATGGGATTTTGAAGACTCTTCAGGTGATATTGTGGAGTGGCGTATTGCTGATAGCGTATCTTTTAGTAAAGAGCAGCCAGAAGGTATTCCTCCGTCACATGTTGCTCTTGGTGAGGAGCTTGCATCTACAGATGCAACACCTACTAGCGTATCTACCGAACAGGACAAAAAGCATTCCCATTATTTCAAGAAATGTGGTTACGACTACGTTGATGTTTATCGCGTGTTAAAAATGTTCGATGTTACAGACCCGTGTATTAGTCATGCTTGCAAAAAATTGCTCGTAACAGGGGGACGCGGATTTAAGGACATTGACCATGACATTCAAGATGTGATTGACACACTTGTACGTTGGCAAGAAATGCGGAAGGAGGATAGCGATGGCTAAAACAATGTCTATGATGCAAGAAGAGCTTGACTATCTCTATAGCTTGCTGGATTATCTGGACGACAATGTTCCGTGTCTTGATGTTTTGACTGAACAGTTTAATGAACAACTTGAAGAAGGAGAGAAATAATGGACATGCTTAAAATTGTACAACAATGGCACAATGATGATGGTGATGGTACAGAGGAGGAGTTTGAATATTGCTCGCAACATCTCGAAGAGATTGAGTCATCAGAAGATGTCGATGGAAAATACGTTCACTACTCCACTGTATACAAGGACAACAACACAGGTAAGTATTACAGAGCAACAACAGAACGCACAAACAATGGATATTGGGGAGATAGTGAGAAAACAAATGAGTGGTGCTATGAAGTAGTGCCGAAGGAAATTACAAAGACAATTTACGTTGCTATTAAATAAGGAGAGAATATGCGTAACAAAGAAATCAGTGTAGAATTTATTGACAAAATGGGCAGTGACAAACGTATCTGTAACGCAGCTCGTGTTTCGTTTGCCAAATGGGATGATGAGAACGAGATTACAGAGGTAGACAAAGGTTTGCTTCGTTACCTTGCAACTGGTCTACCAAAAGCGGAACGAGATGACTGGGAGAAGCGTGCAAGAGCACACACCCACTTTACGCCGTTCTGTCATGCAACATTGTCTGTTCGTGTCACTGTACCTATTTTTGTGGCACGCCAGCTTCACAAGCACGTAATTGGTTTGGTGATTAACGAAGAGTCTCGTCGTTATACGACAAATGATGTTGGTTTGTTTATCCCCGACGTTATTCACAAAGCCCCAGACCACAAGAAACAAGGCGCAAGTAGTGAGGAACATACAGACATTGTTGCCAAAGAGGGTAAATTTGGCGGGAAAGATATGACAGCAAAAGAGCTTATTCAGCAACAGACAGAATCTGCTGTGGATGCATACGAAACCCTTCTTGCTGCCGGTGTTGCTCCTGAAGAAGCTCGTATTGTTCTTCCGTTGAACATGATGGTGACTTGGATTTGGACGGGGTCGCTGCTAGCATTCAACCGTGTATACCAACAGCGAGCAGACAGTCATGCACAAATCACCGGCACACAAGAGTTTGCTGAGAAGCTGGGCAAGATTCTATACGAGCACTTCCCACACAGCATGGAGGCACTGAACAGCTGATGGCAAAACCGAAAGAACTCCCACCTTTGGAATTTCTCAAGGAGTGTTTTGAGATTAGGGAAGGTATATTGTATTGGAAAACAAGACCAATACACCATTTTAAATCTGCCACCGGTTGTAAAAGTTTTAACACTCAGTTTTCGGGCAAACCTTGTAGTGAAAAGCCTATGAAAGGGCAAAGGTATTTGAAAGTGAAAGTAATGGATTCTTTATTTCCACAACACCGAATAATGTTGAGTCTTTACATAGACAGACTTCTGACTAGTGAGGAAATTGTAGACCATGTGGACGGAAACTGCTTGAATAATGCAATGGAAAATTTAAGGGTGGCCACCTATCTTGACAATTCTAGAAACCAAAAGAAAAATGTCAGGAACACAACAGGGAAAAGTGGGGTGTACTTTTTACAAAACACGGACGGCTCTACTTTCTATAGAGCGCAGTGGAATGTTCAGGGCAAACGTAAGAATAAGTCATTCTCAATCAAACGATTCGGGGAAGATATTGCTTTCAGGTTAGCTTGCGACTTCATAGATAAAGTACGATTTGAGCTTGGAGGTTACACCGAAAGACACGGGGTTTAACAGGAGCATGTCATTCTTGCAACAGTTATTGCAGAACAGATTTGCCAAGCATTTGATGTGAAGTCTGTGCTGAATAAATAAGATGTGACATAAGAGGGGAGGCACGCTTTATGCGTAGCCTCCTGTTTTCTTTTTCCCTCACAACAAAAGTATTTTGAGAAATGTGTTGACATGTCGTCAGACATCCACTATGATACATACATCAACTCAATGCAAGGGGAAACAAATGACTACTAAATGGAAATTTTACACTTTCAAAGTTACACTGAAATATGACGACAGTGGTGAGGAGGTTGTACGCACACTACAGGTTCCGGCCTTTGATGTTGTAACTGCTGCTGTTGAAGTTGGTAGGGTATATAAAGGTGAGCACTATGAAGTAGTGAAGGTTGAGTGGAAAGAAGGTTGACAACATGTACAAAAGCGGATATTATTTTGTGCAACTGAACAAACATCTTCCAGCCATTCCAATGTACGTCGTGAATATTAATGACGACTTGTACGTTTATCAATCTGCTGTCGGTAAGTGGAGGCAAGTGATGGAATGGGATGTAGAAGAAATCACCCCACCTGCACGTCTTGTAGTTAAACACTAAGGAGAATACAAATGAAACAATTCCCATACACACAACAAATCATTTGGGAGAATGATGTTGAGCAGATTGAATGGGCAAGTAGGCTTGTTTACTCGGATTACAGTGATTTGTACCTGATTAAAACACATCACAGTGGTGTTCACGTAGGTAATTGGCGAAGGTACTTTGGAGGTGATCTACCTCATTTTGTATCAAACGAGCATGTGTTTCATCCAGAAGAAGTTGAGTGCTGGGCTAAGCTTTAATCCATACAGTAAGGAGAACATAATGCTATACAACATCATCAAACAACTTCAAGATACACCAAGTACAAACGATAAGCTTTCTATTTTGAAAGCAAACAAAGACAATGAATTGTTGAGAGAGTACATGCGTCTTGTTTGTTGCCCTTCTGTCTCGTTCTACATTACAGCAAAGACGCTTCCTGTTATATCTAAGATAGGGACGTATACATTCCAGTCCCTCATGAATGCTGGGTATTCTCTTGGCACAAAAGAACTTTCTCAACGTCATGTTACAGGACAGGCAGCAAAGAATTTTATTGTTGCTACAATGGAAGACCTTGACGAAGAACACCAACAACTGTACAAAATGCTCCTCCTCAAAGACATTCGTGCGAAAGTGGGGGCAACACTTGTAAACAAGGTGTGGCCTAATTTGTGTGTTTCTGTTCCCTATATGCGTTGCTCATTACCTGATGAGAAGGCATTGGAGAAGTTTAAGAAAGTAGAGAAATTCATTGTCCAGACAAAAGGTGATGGTATGTTTGCTTCCCTTGTGCTGGATGGAACAGACTGGAAAGAGGACGTGCAATTATTTACACGCAACGGGAATAAGTTTCCACAGCAGTTTGCAGAATACATTGCCACCAGCCTTAATGACAGCACCAGTGTTTACGAAGGTGAGCTTATTTGTTTCCGTGGGAATGAAATGCTTTCTCGAAAAGAAGGTAATGGCATTCTGAACTCTGTCATGCAAGGTGGTGAGATTCCTAACGGTATTCGTGTCCACTACTACGTGTGGAATCGTCTGCCACTTGACGACTGGAAGGTAGGTAAAACAGACCTGCCATACTCCACATGCTTGCGAATGTGCTTCCAAAAGGTGAAACAAGGTATGTCTACATGCGGGAGGAAAGCTCCTATCAACATGTCTCTCATTGAATTCGATTATGCAGCTAGTTTGGAAGAAGCATATACGTTTAACAACAAACAGCTTGCTAAAGGGTTGGAAGGTTCTATCATCAAAACATTGACACACAAATGGCGTGATGGTACAAGCAAAGAGTGTCTGAAGCTCAAGCTTGCTGTTGAGATTGATTTGATTGTAGAGGAGATTGAAGAGGCGACAGGGAAAGACGCGGGGTGTGCTGGACGTATTCAGGCAAAAAGTAGTTGCGGCATTCTTGAGACTGGTATAAACTGCACAGGTGAGTATGCACACCGTAAGTTTGTGTTTGAAAACAAAGAGCAGTATATTGGCAGGGTGTTTACGTGTGTAGCGAACGACATTGTTGACAACGAGCTAAAGCCAGACAAGAAGAGTTTGTTCCTTGGTCGCTCTGATCTTTACAACGAGGTCAGATACGACAAGACACAGGCTGACGATGTGGAACGTATCCACGCAATGTTTAATGCTGCTAAAGGGGCATGTCCTAAATCGACATGCAACGCTATCGCTTATACACAGGCAGCAGCGACTTGTCGCAAACCTTTCATGGCTGCCAAATACAAAGGAGAAGAGAAATGAGTGTAACAATTACGTTTTACAGCACAAAAGAAAAACTGCCACAACACGGTCAAGAAATCATCTATCTTCGTCGCGTTAGCTGCTTTGACCAATATGGTTTTGAACCAACCACAGAGCAAGTTGTGTATACATGGATTGGTATTGATGAGGATGGTGAGTGGGACGGCAATGGTGCTGGCTACTACCCTGACACAGAGGGTGGATACAAGATTGGAGACACCCTTAAAGTGACTGATTCTGATGGAGAATGTATCTGGAAGCTTGTAATGGAAGTTGATGGCTATGTATTCGATGGGAAGAAGGATTCGTTCCTGTGGGTTGACCTAGAAACGTATTGGTCTTGTTTTGAGAAGGAGCTAACCTCATGAGTGTAGAACGAGAAACAAATGAACATCTGTTCGATATGTTAGCTAACATCAATTCAGATTTCTATGCAGAGAATAAGGGAGCAGGCCATGTTTCTTGGCAGCCCTCTTGCTTTGTCATGAATAATATGCTAGCATTAGATTATTGGGACATGAAGAGAGCTGACACAATGTCTCTTGTACATGAAGAATTCTTTGACATTTTGTTCGATGCTGTAGCAGAATGTGATGAGTTGTTATTCGACATGTGTTCTAGACAATAGGGGAACAGAGTGAAAGAGCAAGATTGGATTGATGCAGGTTATAAGAAATACAGTTGCAAACACTGGAAAGAATACGCAGACTACGCACTACAGAAGATTGTGTATGACGAAGAAGAAAATAAAGCCTATTTCATCAACGTCTTTGCGTATGACTGGACAAAAGCAGAGTGGGCGACACGAGGGATGGCTGATCGAGGCGTTACATTCTCTTACGAAGTGTGCTTGTTTACACAAGAAGAGAAAGAGTTTCGTGTCTCTGGCGAAGTGGAGGGTAGTGTTGAAGAGCTTGAAAAGTGGATTGCACGTCTGTATTCCACATTGAATTGTATTCCTGACGTGCATAACAATTAAGGAGAAATAAATGCTTTCTAATCAACTGGGTAGTATGCGTGTAATGCATTTGAATTTCATTAGACGTTATGCTCCCCAGATTATCTCTGGTGAATTAAAACTTACGTTCTATAATGGCAACCCTTTTCTTATCAACCCGCTGAATAACGGTGTCTACGATTTTGAATGGTATAACCCGAATGAAGAGAATGGTGATAATGAACCTAATTACACTGCAATAGTAAATGATCTTGTAATTAAATGTGAGATGTTTAAATGGTGGGTAGAGCCACAAAATATAATCACCCATGAGTTATTTGAAAATGAAGTGAATGACTTTATGTACGCTTTTTGGGAAGAGAATAAGCCAGATTAAAAGCTATTTTAATAGTCCTCCCCGCCTATTAAAACAAAGCCCCGTCCTTTTAAATAAGGCGGGGTATTCGCATTAAAGAAAGGTATTATATGGAGAAAAAGTTTTACACAAAAGAAGAGGCTTTGAAGTTAATTAACTACGACTACAAAGTGAATAAAAATTCTAAAGATTTAACAGGATACAAGCACGAGCAAATAACTGTACTTGGAAGATCGCACAAAGATAGTCAAAAACATTGGTTTGTATGGGTTGAGTGTTCTTGTGGTAATTGTTTCCAAATGCGCGTATCTTCTTTGAAAACAACACAAAGTTGCGGGTGTATGAAAGGCCACTATCACAGGCTGAATAGGAAACCTAAAGAAAAAGTATATGATAATTTGACATACAAAGATGCTCAATTCGGTATTCTTAAAATGTCCGGCGAATATGAAGTAACCTATAAGTATTCAGAAGAAGGTTTGCGTTTATATGAATGTAATTGTGTTATTTGTGATAGTAAATACAAGTTAAGTTTGTCAAATATAAAAGCAGGTTTCTCGCAAAAGTGTGAATGTTGGAAAGAATATGCTGTTGATTGGATTAAATCTAGTCCGGCAAATAGTCAGCACCATTTGTACGGTACATTTGCAGCGATGCGCTCACGTTGTTATAATAAGAAAAACAAAAATTATGTTCGTTACGGCGGCGTCGGTGTGACGGTTTGTGGTGAGTGGGAAAAGTCTAATAAGGGCTTTGCAAAGTTCTTAGAAGACATGCTCCCATCTTGGAAACCTGACCTGTCTCTACACAGGATTGACAATATACCTCTTTACTCTAAAGACACTTGTGTATGGGAGACAAACAGTGTGCAGGGGCATGTGCAGAAAAAGCGAGAACTTAAAAACAGGGAGATGACCTCGGTGTTCTTAGGTGTTTCTAAAGTCACCAACTCTCCCCTCTATACTGCACAGGTATCGAGACATGGTGAAACCGTATTAGCTGGGCACCACAAGTCGGAGCTGGCAGCTGCCCTTGCTTATGATATACTCGCTACCAACCTGTATGGAGAGCACGCCAACGTGAATGGGGAGGAGCAATGGGAGGCATATAAAAAGAAGGTGGGTGAAGAAAGGGCAAAGGCTGAAATGAATGCCTTGATTGGTATGTCAAAAGAGCAACGTAAGAATTATGTGTGGCAAGACTCGACCGACTCTTCCAGCTAAGACATTGGCGCTGTTTCTGTGTACAGAGCGGCGCTACTTTCTTTTCTTCTACCCTGAACATCTTTTTGTGTTTTCCTGCTAGGAGCAGAGCTTTCTGTTTTCCAATAGGGCTGGTGATGTTTTTACAAAACTACTCGACCGAGTTTGTTTCTTGAATGGCTGAACAGGTATACAGAAAATCGCCGGAGGTCTCGGGTCGATCTTTCCTATAAAACCCTGACTGTGTTTTTACGTTTTTGTACAGAGAATTAGAATTCTGTAATTATATTGGCGTATATAATGTATTTAAATAAAATACAAAAATACAGATTTTCAGCCAGAATTCCGCACAGTGGAAAGCTGTTCCGACAAGCGGAACAAGGCCATGCCGCACCCGCTGGCGTTTCGCCAGATGAAATACAGTTCCGCATAGTGGGACAATATAGTCCCCGCACAATGCGCCGTTCCGCATTGTGAAACCCTATTCTGTACAGCGGCACAATATGCCGTCACAACATACGCTTATAAATCCACAACAATTCCATTTAAAATATTACATAAACGACAGGCGCGCATCACCCTGCTCGGGTCAGCATCGCAAGTGAAATATAGCACAGGTAAAGGGTAGATACAAGCTTTATTTTGCTTTTATTTTCTTGACGTATAAGACAAAGTGTGCTATTTGCGTGTGCGCGCTCCTATACACATGGCACACAAAAATAATTTGCTTTCCTGTCTTGACATAGGCGTCAGCCTGTCCGATAATCAAAACATACAAACAAGCCAGACAAAGGATTTGTCGTGAACCTGTTCATCCTAGATTTTGACCCAATTCGCGCTGCCGAATTTTCTTTTGATTCTCACACAATCAAGATGTGTCTAGAAGGTATGCAAATGCTTTGCACAAATGCACGTCTGCTGGGTTTTGAACACGACAGTATGATTAAAAGCACGCACACAAATCACCCAAGCACAATTTGGGGTCGCACATCCTCGCATAACTTTGCTTGGCTTGTAACGAATACAGGCGCTTTGTTTGCAGAATATACAAAACGTTACGGTAAACGCCATGCCATGCAAAATGCTTATGAATCGCTGATTCCCTTGTTTGACCAGTGTTGTGACACACTAGAATCACAAGGTAAAATTGATATGACACCTTTTGCACTGGCAATGCCCGAAGCTTGCAAACTGGCTTGTCCAGTGGCAAGCTATCGCAAGTATTACGCACACAAGGCAAAGCAAGAATGCGACAAGCTGGCAGTTTATAATGTGCTGGTAAAACGTGGCTGCAATCCGCGTAAGCCGGCCTTACGTTTTGTCTGGCAACGTGGGGCAAGGCCAGAATGGGCTGTATTCCCCACGGCACAACATACAAAATAATTCTTGACAGGCATCAGAGTGTATGCGACAATGCCTTATCAAAACAGCAAACAACAGGACGTCACATTATGTTTTTCAATGGCGAAAAGATTACACAAGAATCAATCATTGCTACCCGTCAACACTTTGCAGACATTTATCAAGCTTGCATCAATGGCGCTTTGGATGGTACGGAACCACCTGCAAGCCACGTTAATATTGCGGAGTATGTTGCACAACATGAAGAGAATATCCGCGCCATGCTTGCCGGTGAAAGACAAAACAATTTTACCTTCATGCAACGGGCTTATTGGATTCAGACAGGCAAATGTATTGCCTTGTTGCCTTAAAAGGACGTTACATTATGAAAGCACTTAAATACACCTATCTACTGGTATTGCAAGGCAATTATGGTTATGGTTGGGAAGATTTGACCGCCGAAGATAAAAACAGTGGTAAAAACGAGTATGGTACACCGTGGCAACGCATCAAAGCAAACAAGAAAGACTATCAAGAAAATGAAGGCGGTGTATATCGCATTATTGAACGTCGGGAATTGAACAAATGAAATACATTCTTGTTTTCTTAGTTGGCCTTGTTTGTGGCGTGGCTTTCTTGTTGCAAACACAAAATGCCGCCTATCAAATTGAAGCAGATTGTCTGAACGCTGCACAACATAATGGCACGCTTACAAAGCAGTCATGCAAACAAGAATCGGCGTGGCTTGAAAAGATAACGTGAAAACTAGTTGACAAGCTAGCATCCATACCCTAGAATACAAACATCAAACAACGTAACAAACAAAGGAAACACAAATGCAAATTCATTTCCCTACCCGTCAAGCAGCCCGTCAAGCATCTTTCGGTAAACTTGTAGACAATGGTGCTACGGCACAACAAGGCAAACGTTTTGGCCGTGAAGTAGCGGATAAAGCATTGATTTATGGCATGCAACCCGCTTGGCGCTCGGAACATCGTAAAATGGTTTATTGCCAAAATAGTGGCCGCTTTATTCCTGTTTTTGTACGTGGCAAGAATAAACTGTAAAAGATAGAATTTTTATCCGTAGTGGCTTGTCAAAATACAGATAGGCCATTACAATAAACATTCTTTCAACGTAGCAACACAAATAAGGAACTATCATGTTCAAATGCCGCCAGATTGTAAAACTTGCCCAAAAAGACGACTACGAAAACGGTTGCGAAGGGGAATACATGGAAAGCGTTTTTCAATATGATATCAAAGGAACTACCCTTGAAATGCTCAAAAAGCAAATAGTCGATTTTGTTGGGTGCGATGAACAGGACATTGAAGTAAACCCTTGTGATGATGATGCAAGCCGCATTGACGCTAGCCGAATGGAAAACGCCGACGGTGAAGAACCAACCAAATCAGAATATGAAGCATGGAAACAAGGCAATGAAACCTTGTATTATGTAACGTACAGTTTTTATTTTGATGAAACAAAGCCAGCTAATTTTAGTTGACAATCGAAACATTCTAGATTTACAATAAGCTTTCTTTCATTCCAAGTAACACAAAAGGTTTATCATGGCTAAAACTACTCTGAAGTCTTTCCTGTCTTTCTCTCACATTGATGCATCTATTGTTCGTGCTGTAGTGAAACAGGTAGGCGGCTGGCAAGCGTTTCAGGAAATCGCAAGCGATGTTGCCAATCATGGTGCAAATGCTGGCTGGGTTGGTTTTACTTATTACACTGACACCGTGGCTTTCACCAAGCGTCACAAACAAGCCATTGTTGCCTTTGTAGAACAAGAAGCCGAAAGCTTTAGTGAAGATGGTATTATCAGTTTTCTAGCTGGCTTTAACTGCCTGAAAGGTGAAACACAAAACGACATAGCAGATGGCTTGCACAATCCAAAATCCGACCATCAAGATTACGTATTTAATGCCCTTGCTTGGTATTGCTTAGAAGAAGTGGCACGTTCTTTCGATAGCTTTAACAACTAACAGGACAATACAAAATGCACACAAACAATGGCAAAATTAGTGCAAAAGAAAGCCTTGCACTGGCAAAATCAACAAAACAACGTAAACCCTACAATCAACAAGAAAAGCAAGAAAAAGCAAACAAGGCAAAGAGGATTGATAAACGTCAATTGCTTGTTTTGTAAGGGAAAACACAACAAGGCATATAGGCGGCAGATTTTGCCGCTTACAACAAAACAGCCGGCAATAATTGCCGCTTAAGAATGGAATTAACATGCAAAACAATCATGTTTATGGTGTAGTAGGTAAAGACGGAACTCATCACGACGTTAGCAGGACAGAAAGGGGTGCAAAGCAATACGCTACAAAACACGGATACACTCAAGTAAGTGTACGTTTCAATTGTGGCTATAACGTGGCCGTAGTAGCAGAAAAGATTGACGGCAAATGGGCAAAGGCGGAATAATCATGTATAACAAACAATTTCACGAATTGACCATTGGTAATGTATTCCGCATGAACGGTAACATCTATGTAAAAGAATCTACCCGCACGGTATGGCTTGTAGAATACAATCGTTGGGGATACATTGGAAAGCGTGAAAGTGTAGAATTATTGCTTGATAATCGTTTTACATTCCAGACAATCGGCAAACATCCTTTTGATGTTCATTCAGTTTATTTTTGTGGGGAATTCATTGCCAGTGAACAAACCCAAATTGAAGCCATTAACAAAGCCATTGCCTTTAACGTAGAACGCATGAAAGAATATAAATAATGTATAGTATTCAACGCGTAGAAAACAGCAAGCCAGCTAGATACAAAGTGATGTTCGGCTCCCTTCCGTTCAGTAGAGCCATGACAAAGCGTGATGCTCAAGAATACCTCTATGCACTAGAAAACAACATCCCACTGGCAGGGGCTTGGAAAGGGCTGAATAGCGGTTGCCATAGTTATTACGAACATGGCCAACGCGTTAATCAGTAGGCAAATAAAGCTTGTATGTTAGAACAGGCTGTGACATAATGACTCATCTACACCAGACAACGAAAGACAAAGCCATGAACACATATCACGTGTTTTTCAAAAATGAGTTTCAAGGCGAATACAAAGCCAGCTGCGCAAGTGTTGCGCTTGACCAGTGGGTAAGAGAGTACCAAGCTCACAACATTGGCGTAGTGTATGGCAACTGGCCTGTTGTGAAACGCGTTTCAAAATAGCCACCCAGAAAGCAAAGAAAAGCCCCGAATACCGTTAAGGTGTAAGGGGCTTTTCTAATATATGAATATGTAAATAATATGTGTAGATGTTCTATGCATGCCAGCCTATACAGACAATTGCGGCCAATGAAATAATGGCACAAAGAATAATTGTCAAGGTGTAACATCCCTCATTTCTTGCTTTTTGTCTAGTCTGGCCTGTTTGGTCTTCATTTCTGCTGTTTTGTCATTTTGGTCTAACCAACGCCCCTCCGCTCCTGTCAAGCTTTTCAGTCTTATATAAGAGTACAATCTTCTCTCCTGTACCTTCTAAGCCACATCTGGTAAGCCTTTCACAATATCCAATTCTCTACATCCCAATTACACAATATTCATTTCAATATAATTTGAAACAATAGAATGAACATTCCACTAGCAGGGACTGGCCAGATAGATAGCGTCAGCTGGATGTTATAGCGTTATACCTGATAGGCTAGGTTAATGACTGGTGATGGCAAGGTATGTCCGCGATAATATATTATGACCAATATACATTTAGATAGAATGAGGTAATAGTATGAAGCAATGAAAAACTGGAAAGGACAGGGGGCAAGGGATTGATAGCCTATTGATATTTCAGGCGCTTAGACGATAGTGAAGGCGGGGGTGGGTCACTGCTTGACATCGCTTACGATAGATGCTCAATTCTCCATGTTGTACAAACGCTACTCGCAATAGATACCTATGATATTTACCCTCTATAGATTTCTAGACGACTCCAATGGACAGATATTTCTATAAAATTTTTCTAAAATTCACGTCAGAATATATTGACAAATTTTTCAAAATGTATTATAGTGATATTTTACAAATAGGAGGGTAGAGGTATGAAGGGCTGCAAAACAAGGATATACAAGAGAGGACGTTTGTGGTATGCACATACAGAATTTGTACAAGGTGTATTTGATATGGAAACATGTGTCATAGCCGTAGGAGAGACGCCAGATCAGGCTTACAATGAATGGGAACGTCTAGTTGGGAGACGTATGGAGAATAGGAAGGAGGGTGCTTATGTGTGGTTGTGGCTTATTGTTCCATCCCTCATAGCTGGCGTTCTTGTCTGGGTATTCGGGTAAGACTAACAAATAGAAAATGCCCTCCGTAATTGGAGGGCTTTCTTACGTCATGTCTCAAACTAGTTGTTCGATTTTACTGCCTTCTTTTATCGACTCCCTAATCCATTCAGCACTTGAATGTGGTCGTTGACGACGATTATGTATTTCAGCTTTCCATTCTTTAACGCTAGATATTTGTTTCCACATCTCATACGCCAACAGAGGCGTATCTCCATAAGCTTCCCATTTGTCAGTAGAGCATTTGTAATACGCCTTCCCATCTAGCAACCGATAGTGTTTTGTAATGTGTGGTTTGTCTAAAGACTGTCTGCTGTCTTTCTTCATTTCAAATACTCCTCTCTCAAAGAACTCAACACTACACTACTCCATCTAGCTTTCCGTTCCTCTTTATACCATCGCTCATAAGCTTCTTCTTTTGTAAATCCATTAGCTGTCAATGTTGAGGGAAGCAACCCAATAACAGACTCACCAGAGCATTGCCACCAACCATGTCTAATTTTCCTAATATGTGGCTTATTACCAGAAACCTTATTCATTTCCAGTCATCCTCCATTAGCATTCGATATATTTCATCCAGTTTACGTATCTCCTCCTTTATCTCTTCTCTTATTTCCTTCACCTCTACCAATGATTTCTCAAGTTGGGTGATAACACCCTCCTCACTTGTGTCTGGGAACATCAAGGTTTTAATACTATTCCACATATTCATTTCTTCTCCTTTCCATACAAAGCTTTCAACTTACCCAACCCCTCTCGTTTTGTTTGCATTTCTTTCCTCTTACGTTCCATACGTTGACGCTCTATTTCTGGAAGAATACAGATTTGCCACCATGTGTGATATAGTGTCCTTAGCTGTGTCTTCGGTGGAAGAAATGCGTAGCTGGAGTGATTTTTAACAACTATAGAATCCACCTCATGAACAGCATTAAGACGATGTACGCCGACATTCTTTGTCTTCTTGTCAATCACCTCACACAAACCAATATTGAGATAGGCGGATGTTGGCTGTTTTAGTTTTACAGACATCTCCAAACCTGTGCGTGTATCCAGCATGTTTACAACCAAGTGCTCTTTAACTTCTATCTGCTGTACGTGAGTATTCAAACACTCGGCTCTGTATGTCTCTTCTATACTCTGTACACTCACCTCCCAACGTCCAGCTTCTCCCAAGCTCTCCTTCATAGCTTGAACAACATCTTCCACTTCCTTAGCTATCTGTTGCTCTTGCGTCAGCTTCTTCTTGAATAACCAATTGAACATTCTTCTCTCCCCTAGCAGTATGTGACAGACACAATCTCAATGTCTTGGAAATATGGAGCCTTCCTCCACTTCGCCTTTACAATAGCTTCTGCTTTATTGTGCCCACTCTTTGTGTTCAAAAACACACTCTCCTCTCTTTGTTCTTTCCAACCACTACTGCCTACACACCAAAACTTCACCACATATTCTTCTGTGTTCATTAGCTCTATTCTCCTTTACATAAAAACAAAAAGATATGCCGTTCACAGAACGACAAAAAAGACACATGCCTAATTAAAGACATGTGCCAATATAGCATGTTTATTTGTTGTTGTCAAGCTGTACATAAGCGTTAGCGAGGTGGACATCATTTAGCTTCTTGGTGACAGGGGTAGTTAGTTCACCAAAGCTAATAGCAACACCATGCTTGTATGCCCAATTGATTGTACGTTGCGAGATAGGGTATGGCCATCTTGAACGAATTATAGCTAGCTTATGTTCTTTGTTCTTCTTGGCTTGTTTCATTTGTTCTCTCCAAAATTCTCCCAATGGACAGTCCATTCCCTGAGTTGAGGAGTTTCCTGTGTACCAACACTCTCTGGAATGACTACATACTCTTCCAAGCTTGCCAACCATTGTTGAAGCTGTTCATAAGATATATCTTGTGGCACTTTAATCTGAGATATTTTATCCTCGTCTGAACTAACTCTTTTCACAACATCTCTTGCCCGTTCTACGGAACATTGTACATTCTCCTCTCCGCCGTAGACTGCTTCCAGAATCTCTTCACTGACAGTACGTTGTCTTTTCATTCCTCTCTCTCCTTGTCTTGTTTGTGTTTTAGTGGATTGGTAGTCTGTCTTGCATTATTGTCTCCCTTGTATATGTATTGTTGTCTATTATACACATAATATTTGTCTATTATTTAAAACACATCAACATGATTTCTGAGAATAAAATGCGGCCCTTATAGATAGACACACCTACGCCTTGTCTAATGAAAGACAAAGAATAGGCACATCCATCTATAAGAAGCTACATCCGTCTCAGAAGCCATAGGCTTGCTAACACAACAAACACCCACCTTTCTCAAGGGGAGGTGTTCATGCAGACACTTAATGTGTCACACATCAACATTGATACGTCGGATGGAAGAAACAAACACAACATGTGTGCCAGCTATTGCTTCTTCGTTCAGTGTTTCACTTTGCAAGTTGCCATTGTACAAAGTGTCTTCCCGCTGCCGCCACTGAAACATAAACACTTGTTAGCGATTGGATGTGTTTATGCTGCTAACGTCCCCTTTATGCAGCACTCTTTTAGGGGTTACTCGAAACATCTGCATTCGCAGAATGCCTCTCACTATGTACAGAGAGAAAATAGGGCCACCGATAAGCTCTCTGCCAACATGCCTTACTAGGCTCCTCTCACAGCTAGAATGAGAAGAGGGTGTGAAGGCTTGTAAACAAGCTCTTCTACATGCTCGTACTTTTTCATGTACAAGTATATTATACCACAGATTTTCTATTTGTACAGATACAGTTTGTGTTATTTTGACCAGTACAGTTGTTCCACATAGCGGAATGTGTATAGGTACAGTTGGTACTAGCGTATCCACTAATGGCTACAGTTTCCCACTTAAAACTACCACTTATTCTCCTGTGACGTCCTATCAAGCTCTGCAATCAGTGCATCTGCCAAAATGACAGCCTCTCGTGCGATAGTCGTACATGCCTTAATGTCCTCCCCAGAATATCTAATGTTGAGACGTTGTAGAATAGCGTCATTGCTAATCATGCCTTGCATTGCCTTACCTGCCAGTTCTACTCGTAGCTCGTATTTAGTCATCTCTACTCTCCATAATAAAGTTTCATAATTTCTTCTGGTGTGTCAGCTATGTACACAACATCTAAATCTGGATTGAAGGTTGCAATGAGACATGCAATGCGTTTCCCATTTTCCCACCACTCTTTGTAGAAACCATTAATCCATTGTTTAGATGGCGAATGAGGTTGTAGAGAAGGCATGTCAATATCCCATTGTTCCCACAATATGTGCCAATATTTCAAGGCAAGACGTGTAGCTGTGTCCATATTAATCTGTGTTTCATCCATCTCACCAACATCACTCCAAATCCCAGAGGAGCAATAATCTGGAAATATACGAATTTGTTTCTTAGTCATTTCTTCCACCATCCAATCAGTTTGTCAAGAAAACTTGTTTTAACGTACAACACCACTTCACCATCGTACTTGGCATTACCTTTGATGCTTTGTAGCTTTGTCTTTGCATCCTGTTCGTCTTGTGCATAATACATCAATACAAAAGATTCCCCTTTATGTCTGTATGAAGCCATGTATTGTTTCATTATTTGTCCTTTAGACAATAAAACTTCATCCCATAGAACGATAGGTACGCCACCGTGTACTCTGTAACTTCTGAAACAACATACCCGTTCACACTGGACACAACAGCTGGGTGACTAAGAAGAGCACGCCACTGTTTCTGTGTTAGCAGCATATCACTCTCGCCATTCATAACACATTCCAAGGCACGTCCTGCAATATCTGAAGTGCAAACGCCAATTGACCCTTCCTCAAACAGCCAGATGTGCATTTTCTGCACTTTTGTCAATTCTTGTGTCATTTCAAATCATCCTCCAACCCATTAATGTAACGCATAAAAGCTTCTGCATGTTCCTTTGTGTAGAATTCTGCCACCCTATTCATCTTGTCATCGTACAAAGCAGCAGCAAATGTTACAACACGTCCTCCCATTTTCAAGGAAGCTGTCTCTTCGTAAATGTCCACACCATACCCTTCAACCATCATTCTTCCCCTTCCACTCTTCTTCTGTCATTTCACCAAGATGATTGACACTCACAATCAATGCTCCTTCTGGAATACCCTCCCTGACACGATTCATGTTGGCCTGATTGAAATAGCTGTGCTTTGTTGACACCACCACATGCCCTTCTGTGTGTACACCTCTGTCCTTGTGGCTATAATACACCAACCAATAATGTTTCTTCTCACTACTCATTTGTTCTCTCCTCACTCACACTTAATACACACATGTTCTTTTGAAACACCAACACAAACCTTGCTCAATGTCTCAAATAATTTCTCAACACTGAACGAGTTGTTAAGTTGTCCGTCTTTTGTATGCCATTCCATGATAGCAGCAGCCGATATTTCCCCGCTACCACAACAAGCAAAATCTTCGTAAGGTAGCATACTGTTGTCTGCTTGCATACGATAGATGGATTTGTTATACACAATGACACACTCACCAAACCCTTGATGACCCTCAAGTTCCTTCATATTAGCACTCTTCAAACAAGAAATCAAGCTTGGAACAACATCTTCTACGAGATAACGCATGTCGCTCTTGTCTTGTGCAATATGTCGTGGAGGTGTCCAAACATGTTCCAACACTTGCCCATAACGAAATGTTGTTGTGTAGCCAATGTACAGATTGCCGTTCTTAAACACCTTGGGTTGTGCAATGAGCTTCTTCGAGTAGCCATCACTACCAAGCATATCTCCGGCGATGTAGGTGTTGTCGTTTTGTTTAAATGCAACAATACAAGTCATTATTTCCCCAATTCATCAATCCAAACACTGTCCAATTCAACACCAAGCTTTGCTTTCTCCACACTCACCCCATCTTCATCGTCCATGTTCCACTGCTTGAACGCTGGGTGTTTGTACATTTTGTAAATCATATCACCAGAAGCTAACACTGTACAACTGCTACTTTTCAAGTAGTACATTGTTGCGTCTTTCTTCAAATCTTTTAGTTTAATTTGCATCATCGTCCTTTCTCTTCAATTCTTGGCAAACCGAAACAGTTGTCTTTATAATAAACCAAGACATGTGTTTGTGCAAGCTCTTCAGGTGTAACACCCAACTCTTCACACTTACGCTCCAGCATTCGCTCTATCTCTTGTGCCAAATTATAAGACACTTGCTGTGCCAAGTGGGATACATCAATCATCAGCCCACTCCCAGCTTGCAGCTTGCTTCTGATAAGCCTCACACAGTTTCTCCATTGCTTCTGACACAAGCCATTTTGCATCATGTGAAAGCCCTTTGTGTGTACAAACATCACCATCAAACCCTAGAAGCTCAGACAGCATTGTCTGAATGACATGAATTCTATCCAAGGCTTCTACCCTATCGAATTGTGTTACTTTCGTTTCCATGTAATCCACTCCTCAATGTGTGCAACGTCTTTTGTCTGCTTGTATGCTTCAAAATAACACTCAAACTTCCTAAACTTATTGTAGATTTCACAAATACCCGTCTGAAACACCTTGTATCTACCACCAGCGTAAACGTGAACAACAATTTCTTCTTCCAACTCATCATTTCCAGTTCTCAGCAGTTCACTGACACCTATCCAGTGAATAGGAATTTTACACACAAACAACAGATTGTCGTATTGTGCCGCATCTACGCATCTAGCCTCGTTGCACGTTTCTTGCCACCAAGTTTTAAGTTTCTGAAACACTTATTTCTCTCCTAAATTAGTTATAAACAGCATGTTTTGTGTAAAAACACTTATTTGATATTGGCGCAGACAATATCTCCCCACATCTGAAACTCGTACGTCAACGTCACAACTCCGTATTCTGACAGAGCATATACGTTTGTGTCAACAACATCCGGCTCAGGGTCACGTAGACGAGCACGTAATGCTTTGTGTACACCATCCTCCCATGCGCCCTCTAGAATAACCCCAAGACAAATCCTGCTTCCGCTGATGATGTTCCAGACATAATAGCTGTCTTCGAAACACAGTGTTAGGTAGCCATCTCGTTTCAGCTCCATTGTTTGCTTCTTCCAACCCCAACCCAACGACTGCATGGCCTCTACAAGAGGGAGAATGTCCCCTTTGTTTTTGTATGTAACAATACCAATACGCCCGTCAGCAATGCCGTTGTCACGTTTAGCTTTCTGTGTAATAAACGCTGCTTGATTTTTCATTTCTTCTCTCCTTGTAAAATACACATACAAAAGCATGTGCAAATAGCGATTGCTGGCACAGAAACACCCCTTAGAGCGACGTTCACCCTGTTTGGCTCCGGTTATGCGTCCCAGCTTTAAATTGGTGCGTTTAAACGTCGTTTCTGTGGCTTCTACGATAGTGTGCATATTAACACACATGTCCATTGTTGTCAAATACATTTTGTATGTGCAAAGCAAAAAAGACACACAACGCCATTATAGGAGATGTGTGCCCATGTGTCAAGAACTAATTGTTAATTTTCTTGCTGTGCTTCCGGTTTCTTACGACTACGTTTTGCGTATGGCGGGGCAAGCGATGATTCTGCTTGCGAACCCTGTTGTTCAGTTTCTGCTTGTTGCTCATCAACACCACATTGTCCACACTCGCATTCATTCTCAAGCAAAGCTAGGTACTCGTTGCGTGCTTGAAAGCGTTCGACAAACTCCTCAACAGTCATGAAGTGTTCATAACCCCCGATGATACGATTAATTTCTTCTTCTGTGAAGAAACCTTCGTAATAATGTCGAATCATCTTCTCTGCTTGTCGATATTGGAAGTCGATTGCATCTTTCGTCTCACTCATCTTACCACCATAACCAAAGCTGGCAGAGTGACACAGAATATCAGCAAAAGGACTAATCTCAAAACTGTCAGCTTGCAATAGCACAAACGTAGCATAGCTAGCCGCGACCCCTGAGCACTGAATATGAATAGGTGCAGCACAATTACGCATTGCCATAATTAAAGCATCACCAACGATGTGTTGACCACCCGGTGAATTCAGACGCAGTGTTACATTGTCATGCTCTTCTGCAATACCCAACACAAACAATGTCTCTTCAATATCAGACAGGCTTTCAAAAGCACCAAACACATCACAGATGTAGTGTGTGCTTACATGTTGTGTTGCACGCACACTGAAAGGAGCTGTGTTGGGCAGGATTTCAGTGCCGAAGCGTTTGTTAATGATTTGTTTTTTCATTTAGTTCTCCTTATTTACCGTGGTTGGGGCTGTAACCAGCGCCTTGTTCATTGAGTTCTGCAATCATTTTGTCACGATAGGCACAAGCCTTGCTCAACGACTCCTCAAATCCGTACTTGTTGACAGAGAAATATTTTACCCTATGTTTACCGTCAATTTCGTACCAATGTGCAACATGATACCAATATCCGTGACCGTCCTTCAAGTAAGAAACACCTGTGATTCCAGTCTTGTTGTAGGATTTCTTCTTTCCATTACGGACATTCTGTGTTTGTGTGATGCACCTCAGGTTCGAGAGGCGGTTGTCAGAGCCATCCATGTTTATATGGTCGATAACCATATCGTCAGGTATAGTACCATGAGTTAGTTGCCAGATAACCCTATGAGCAAGTAATCTAATCCGTTTGCCCTCTACTGTTAAGTTTATCTGCCAATGACCACCTTTCTTCATTTTGTTGCCCGCAACATCCCCTTTACCTATTACCTGTACAGATTTAAATTCTCCTGCGTATCGAGGAACTGCCCATCTTAGGCAAGACGGGCTGGTCTCATCGTAGTAGAAGTATTCTGACAGATTCACATCTATTGGAATACCTTTAGTCAAGAAACACTCTCCTTATTTGTGGTAGTAGAGTTTTGTCAGTGCACGCACCATCCCGCTACGTTGTACGTCGTCAAACCCAAACTCTACAACGCCGATGTTGTTGAACAACTCAGACAAGTCACGTTCATCCATGTACGCAGGACGTTCTTGCACACACTTAGCAATCATGTCAATTGTTCTCACCATGCCACTGTTGCCTTGCAGGTCAGTTTGCCGTTGATCCCCAGTGAAACAGATAGCACCATCTTCACCCACTCGTGTCATCAGCATTTCAAACTCGTCTGCCGTAAAATTCTGACTTTCTTCGCAGATAACAAACGCTCGATCAAAACTCATACCACGCGTGAATTCAACAGCGTGCATCTTGATGATACCTTTTCTCATGCAGTAGTTTGTATGTGCCACGCCAAGGAATTTCTCAAGGTGTGCAATTGTTTGCAAGAAAAATGGCAAAAGTTTCTCCTCCAAACTACCTTTCAACATGCCGACAGAATTACCTACAGCGACGTTTGGGCGGATCAGGTACACCTTGTCGATGACACCTTGTTTGTAAAGTTGTGCTGCATGGTAGGCTGCAATGAGTGATTTACCAGTTCCGGCGACGCCGATTCCCCATACTAGCTTACGACCTTCTTGCAGGTAGCGCAGCATTTTCTTCTGGTTTTCACCACGAGGGGTGAATTGAATACCTTGTGCAGGAACAGTTTCATCCTCTACAAACTTCGGATTTACCTTACGTTGCTCACCGCTATCAATTTTGTTTGCTCGATTGTTTGTACCACGAGCTTTACGTGCCTTACGTGGGTGAGCAATGTCCATTGGAATACCCATTTCAATCTCATCTTCATATACATTAGGCATTTGTTTTTTTCCTTATTTCTTAACAGGCTTTGGCAAAAGTGGAACTTGTTTCATATAGTCGCTCCTGCTATTTAGCATTTTTGCTTGTCACTGGCAGTAGTGCAAATTCCACATCAAAGTTTGGATTAAAAATATCAACCCTACCACATCCGTATTTACTGATCGCCCACACCAACTTATTCCCTGGGGCAGGGTTTTCAGGTGTGGGTTTGATGGTGTGGTACGGATGCTCTAGGTGTTTTGTTGTTGCATGAAATACTT